GATTATGTCAGACTGGAGCAAGGTTTTAGGGGCGCTTACCCGATGGGCAGGTAGCTATGCAAGTCACTTCAATAAAGAACCTAAGAAGTACACAATGTATGGACAGTTCTATGTCATAGCAACATATCAAGATGTAAAAGTTTACGACGGTAATCATCTGATATGTCTAGTCTTTCGCACGGTAGAGAAGAAAATCTCTGTGATGTATACAAATAAATCACAGGATTACAAACACTCTATAGAGCGTTGGCTCAGTCGCGTGGAAGTATAAGCACTAGCAGTAGCGTATACACACACTGGTTTTAGGACATTCACGGGATTATCATCCTACATCTGACGCATTTTAGCATTTGATTTTCTATTCTTTACCTAAAAAAGATAGGAAAAAAAAGTTTTGACGCTAGAAGTTATGGATTTTTAATGTAAAAACGTGCGAGATGTAGGATGATAATCCCGTGAATGTGTAACCCTGTTATATATAGTAGGGCAAAGGTATGCTTGAGAGTGAGTTCTATAGTATTGTGAAGACAAAACTAAAGAAAGAAGGTTACGATTGCGTGAGAATTGAAACTGGTACTACGGAAAAGGGAGTGCCTGATGTATTCGTGCAAGGTAATGGCTATGATTTTTGGTGCGAACTAAAGAGCGAGAAAGCAAAAGCATCAAATAAGGAAAAGGTCAAGGTACATTTTCGCAGCGGTCAGCTTGCGTGGGCATTGCGATATGCAAATGCTCACGACAATCATAAGTGTACATTAACGATAGTGCAGTGCTTAGATTGTGTGCTTATCATTCCGATGACGAAAGAAAATATCTTTCTTATAGAAGATAATTATGTACCATTATCTATATGCCGTGTTCTATATACGAATGAATACGCATATATGGAAGCTCTTGGAGCGACGATGCGAAAGACTATTAATCAATCTATAATAGATAGTTTGTGATTGCCATATCTTATTCACGGGAATATTAAAAAAACAAATGTTCCCGTGATATTATATGATTACAATTTTGATTCAACCGTCATATAGGAGGAAACAATAATGACAGTTATCGATGCTTATAAGTTATCACTGTATAGCGATGACTCTTTGTATGTACAGGATTGTAATGCTTGGGTTACACCTGCGATTGATGTAGATGTGCCAGCGTTCGTGGTGTATGTAGAAGATACAGATGACAAGAAATATACTTGGCATCATTTTATATACAAGCGCAAGGCAAATGGTACTTGGGATAGACAGCCTATAACAAGCGATATGTATAGAATCAAACGCAACAAATGGGTACTTAATCTCTTTGAGTGGTAGTAAAGGAGGAACGTATGGATTGCGAGTTGAAATCTGTGGACATCTGGAGTCTTCAGGCAAGAGTTGGAGGTTACCGAGATGCTCGTGTTAACCAAATAGATTACAAAGTGGAGTCGTATATAAAGGAGTTCGTGGCAAGCAGCTACTTTATACATCTCAAGAGCTTTAGTGAGTATGGCAAGCTCACGGTTGCTTTCTATTGGTTCTTGCTGAGCCGACAGATAGGTATTTCTATGGTATGCAGTCGATATGAAACGCTTACTGAGCGTTGCTTTGCCGACCCATATTATCGCGGTTGGTTATCTATTACATCATCCAACTGGAAGAAGGTGAAAGATTGTCTTGCGATGGTGGGTGTGTCTTGGGATAAAGATACACAAAACACTACCGCCGATTTGGTAGCCTTACTCGACGGTACATATAAAGCAGAGAAACAAGAGAAAGTCGAACAAGATTTGTTCACATCTGTTTCTTTATGGAAGGACATTTGTAAGAAGCTCAAGAAGAGCAAGGAGTATGACGAGATGAATGACGAAGTTCAGGAGCAGGTTATGGAAGAACAGGTTATGGCTGAGAAGAACGAAGAGCAGGCTGTTGAAGAACAGGTGGAGCAGACTGTGGAAGTACAGGCTCAGGAAGAGCCTATTGTGGAGGAAGAACCTATGGAAGAACGTGAAGAGTTCAGTGCAGAAGTTCCTGTTGTAGACAAGAAAGTACAACACGCCGAAGCTAACCGCCGCTACAAAGAGAAGAAGGAAGCGGAGAGAGTTGCAACTGCAGCAGCTGTAGCAGAGGTCATCGACTACTTCAAGTCGATAGGCAAGTGGGAAGAGATTCGTGAGGACACACGAACTATCTTGATGAAGTATGCTTACAAGACAACAGGCAACAGTATTGTTGCTAAGGTCTTTGGTGACTGTGTAAAGGTTGGTGATACTGTTACAGTAGAACAGGTCTTCCGCATCACTCAGATGGGTATCAAAGAGTTTCAAAAGAAGCTCAATGATTGGGAGCAAAAAGATGGAGTCAAGGTTGAGTACAAAGAAAACCCTGACAATATTTTCGCAAGCACATACACGATTGTAGAGTGCTAAACATTCAGTAGGGCGAAAGCCCTACGAGGAAAGTGATATGAATATTAAACTTCAACAAGAGAGTGAGTTTGATAAGAACATATCTACACTTGCTAATGTACAAGGCAAGTGTAGGTTCTACAGGCTCAAGGGAATTTGTAAGGCTGGTGACTGTAATCACTGTCAGACAAAGCAAGCCTATGATAAATGCTATGATGCTATGGCATTATGTGATAGACTTGCAGTGGATGATAAAGCCGCTGGTGTATATTACAATCTAAAACATCATTACGCAGCAGCTATGCGCAATGATAAGATGATTGGTGGTCTAACATTCTACGTTGTAGTAATGCTAGTATTTGCTTTGATTGCTATTATATAAGGAGTTTGATTATGGTAGATGACTTTGGAAGATTTGATTTTCAGGAATACGACGATGATAGTGGGTACTTGCTCAACGTTGAGGGAAGCGTTCCTGAGTTGAATACTATTCGCTGCGGTGAGCAGGTGAGTGGTACATTTGAGTTCGACCTGTGGGATGATTATGACAAGCAAGAATGTGCAACTGCTGTCGGCAGCGGCACGGTTTCTGTAGGTCACAAATACAGCTATGGTTGTGTTGATGACTACGAGCTTATCGACATTCAGTTCGATAAGGTAGACTCAGACACAGTTGGTGTTGAGTTGACAGAAGAGAAGAAAGCGGAAGTCGAAAAGAAAGTAGTAGAAGCTATTGAGGAACGCTTCTACTATGTAGAGTAGAGGTAACAGATGGTTAGAGCGTGGAAGTATTTTATCTACGCTCTGTTGTTTATTCTGTTTTATACAGATAGACAACAGAGCAAGTGCATCAAGGATTTGACAGAGAGAGTGGAAGTACTGGAACAGTACAGTGGTCAGTGTTATACAGAGGAGTAAGATATGAAGAAGAGCTGCTATGCTTATGTGCCATACAACAATGAGCCAGTGATGACTCCGTATGGACACCAGCTAGAAGCTCTCTCTAAGTTTAGAGAGAGTGATGCTGTAGCATTATTTTTTGAGATGGGATGTGGTAAATCATTTACTACATTATGTTTGGCAGAGGATAAGTTCCGCAGGGGTTTGATTAAAGGCTTGCTTGTCATAGCTCCTAACGATGTACATCGTCAGTGGTATGATGATTTAGTAGATGGAGTTACAATCGAAGGTAAGTTATATAGAGAAATGGGCGTGGACATCGAAGCCCAATGCGTTGGAGGTCGAGGAGGAGCTAAAGACATCTGTGAGTTTGCGTATCCAGATACGTTTAAGTTCGTGAGCGTAAACATAGATACATTTAGTCAGCCGACAAAGTGGAGAAAGATTGTTGAGTGGGCTAGAAGCCTACCAATAATGATTGCTATTGATGAAGCGACTTGTATAAAAAATCCTGACAGTAATCGTTCACAAAGATTACTGTATGAGTTTAATGATGTGTTGAGTAGGGACAGAAAAGGCAGACCATTATTACATACAAAGAACTGGAACACAAGATTCAGAGCTATACTTACAGGAACACCTGTAACGAATGGCACTGTTGATTTGTGGGCTTTGATGGAGTTTTTGAAGCCGAATTACTTTGGCAGGAACTATTATAATTTCCGTTCGTACTACTGTATGTACACAGTATTAAAGGCATCTGAGAGCAGAGAAAGAGAAGTACAGATACCTTTGACAGAGAAGACGTGGGAAGGAATACAGAGCTGTCGAGATTATGAAACAGCGTTCTACTACTTTGGAGTATCGCAAGACACCTACTTTACAGTCAAGCATCAAGTAAAGTTCCAAGGGGCATACAAGCACGCCGATGAATTAAAACTTGCTATCGAACCTGTGAGTATGTTCAAACGGTTGACAGAGTGTATGGATATGCCAGAGCAAACTTATACAGTTCGCAACATTGGGATGTCAGACGTACAAAAGAAAGCATATAAGTCTATGGAAAAAGAACTTATGACTTCTTATAAAGGCAAGGTGATGACAGCAAAGAATACTCTTGTAGCTGCGATGAGGTTGCAACAAATAAGCGATGGCTTTATTGTCAACACAGAACAGCCATTGGAAATAGATGTTGATGACGAGGAGCAGGATTTAATGCCGAATGAAATACAATGGCTAGGAGAGAGTTGCCCTAAGCTAGATGCTTTGATGAGAGATGTAGCCGAGAGTGACAAGCCGTTGTTGATAATGACAAAGTATTCTGCAGAAGCTGCAAAGATATACGAGCTATGTAGCAAGGCTGGATACAGAACAGGATTGTTTACAGGCTGGAAAGTTATAGGTGGTGTAGAAGATTTCAAGGCTGGTAAGTTAGACATACTTGTAGCAAACTCAAACAAGATTGCTAGAGGATTTAACTTGCAGATTTCTCACACAATACTATTCTACTCAAACTCATTCTCGATGGAAGTAAGACAGCAAGCGGAGTTCAGAACGTTCCGTATGGGACAGAAAGAGAAGTGTGTATATGTAGATTACATAGCGTCAGGGGTTGACCAAGTAATCTATAATGCGTTAAAACTTAAAAAGGATTTACTGGATTATATTCGCAAGAGTAAACCTAAAGAACTTATATTTTAAGGAGTATGGTTATGCTAAGACCATTCAGGAACGAACACGAGTTCATTGCGGCTTTCATAAAAGACGGTATCCCCAAGCTGCGTAAGCCTAGTACAAAACCTAAGAAGCCTATAAAGGCTTACAGGTTGTTGAACAATGCCACAGGAAAAGTCGAAGAAGTTGTTGGCTTTAGAGATGGTAAGATTGCTGTTGGAAGTTATAAGAACTTGATAAGCTATCAAGTTCTCGCAAAGGAATACTCATTCCTAAACGGGAATGAATTGATGTGGAGTGAATAATGACACAGACAGAGAAGGCTAGATTCAGACATTCAAAAGAATGGCAAGAGTTTAGACTTCTCTGCAAGAAGGCATCTGGTGGAGTAGATTACATTACAGGTGAGCCATTGCAGAGAGGTTGGGAATTACATCATCTTGATGTAACAAACAAAGGTTATACAAACATAGGTAATCCAAAAGATTTTATATGTTTGAATAGTATGACACATACATTCTTGCATTATCTATTCCCAAAGCTGGACAAGCTGGATAAGAATCAGTTAGACGAAGCTCTGTCACAGATGTTTGAAAAGTTTAATGAAGTCTTTACAGAGATGGCAAGACGAGAGAAGGAGCAATGATTGAATGGCGAGAAATAATAAAAGCAAGAAACGACAAGCAAGAAGTGCAGTCGTGGCAGTTGTGGAAGTATTCTCCGAGGGGTTCTTGTAGCAGGAACAGCCTGTCAATACATACTCCTGAGTATAAGTGGTACTGTTTATATATGTATATAACAGCACCTCTTATAGAAGAAAAGATGTTCTGGTATTATGAAGGGACGAAGAGAACAGATAAAATGACAAAGAAACAGAAAGAGCTTTTACCTATCATAGAGCGTGAGCGAAAAGATATTACCGTGAATATGATAAAATCGTCTGGTTATGGTTTATGATTATGGTAAGGAGTTCTCATAATGATAGACAAACTTGAGATACAATCGAAGGTAAGAGAGCAGATTCAGAAAATCTGCGACAAAGAAGTTGGCATCATTACGGATGTAATGTATGAAGTATGTTCAGCTATTTCTGCCCAGTCAGAAGATGACAGCTTGGATTGGAAATTGGTTGACGGAGTTATGAACCTTTTGTTCAAAGGCTTAGATGTGAGTGCTGATGAAACGGCAAAGAACATAAGAGCAAGTTTGGACAAGCTCAGAGGTGAACAGTTGGAGGACATCATTGGAAAACTTTGATTATATGTTTGACGGATTGGAAACACAAGACAAGAAAGTGTTGAGCAATCTTTCTAAGTTAGGCTTGCAATTAAAAAAGTTGCAAGAGGATATGGAAAAGAAAGAAAAGGAGTTCGAGCGAGCAAAGAAAGCATTTCAACATTTTGCAAACGTCGTCGTTCCCCAGCAGATGTATGCTGCAGGAGTGGACTCTGTTTCTCTTGCAGGTGGTGGGTCGTTGAAGGTAAAGTACAATTACTATTGTCAGCCTAACAAGAATCCTGAGGACAGAAAGATTATTGCAGATTGGTTAAAGACTCATAACGGTGAGCATCTTATTGAACATTCTGCAAGTGTATCACCTATGGATATTGACTTGCTAGAAAAGAATGGTGTACCGTATGTAGAAAATACGACGGTTAATACTATAAAACTAAAGGCGTTTTTGAAGGATGGAATCGGAGTAACAACAGGACAGCAGCAGTTCACGCTGGAAGATATACCTAAGTGTATACACTTTCAAGTGATACCCACTGTAGAAATCAGTCAGTAGAAGGTTTTAGATGTCAGTACAAGATGATGTTTATGGCAACACATACAAAGCAGCTCAGGAACAGATGCTGCTATTACAAAACGCTTTAGCTTTACAGGAAAATAAAGGATTTGAAAATCAAGAAGAGCTAGAGAAATGGGCAAGTGAGCATTGCCTTGACAAGCTATTGTTTAGCAATAGCTCACACCAATTTCTTTGTGTATCTCACAAAGGCGAGATAATGTTACCGCACGCTTATGAACAATATTACGGTACGATATTGTACACTATGGGTGGTACAGAAAAGAAACCTGCAAGAATACCGTGGAGTCCAAAAGGGTTCAAGTATTTTAACAGAGCTAGTATCAACGGTGAACAAGGTGATGGTATCCACAAGCCATTGTACTACAGGAACTATTGTGTACCAACAGGATACTACTCAGCAGAAAAAGATGCTTTTAATATTGCAAAGCCTTTTCCAGTATTTGCAAAAGCAACGGGGAGAGATACTAGCCATATCTATACCTACATACAACATCTAGCAGGTGAGTGTACTTTACACTTGCTTGCTTGGCTAAGAGCAAAGATGATGTACCCAACGATAAAGACACAGGTAGTACCCATCATTGTATCGAGAGCGCAAGGCTCAGGAAAAACTACCTTTGCAGAAGTCATCTGTAAAGGTTTGTTTGGTAAGGACAATGTGATTGTTTCAGACCAGTACGACAGTAGTGCAAGATTTAATGCGGACTATGCAGATGCTCTTATCGTATGTCAGGAAGAGAAAGAGGAAACGGATAAGAGAAATCCTGCAGGTACATTAAAGAGCAGAGCTACTGCTACGACAATCCGTAAAGAGCAGAAAGGTATAGACCCTATATACCAAGAGAGCTATACCGACTTTATCGTAACAACAAATAAAGATGTCCCGATAAAGTTTGACGGTCGAGAAGACCAAAGACGATTTATGATTATGGAAGCAGATGAAAACTTCACGAGGAAAAAGAGTGCGCTGGCAGACGAGGTGTTCTCAAAGCTGTATGGTTTTGATGCTAACTACCATCCAGTAGGGAAACCTTTTGTTGAAGACAGAGAACTTATAGCGCAATTTAAGCACGAGCTTTTTAGTAACGAAGCTCTGGCTCAGGTATCTTTGAGAAACTTTCCAAAGACACCTGCATATAAACGTTGCTTTAGTTTGCCGAGAACGAACGAAGCGACAGAAATTGAAAGCATTATGCGTTCGCTTGCTCCATTCTTAAGAGCATCGCTTGAAAAGAATACATTGGTATCTGATATTGGCGGCAGCTATTTGTCAGATATAGTGGAAAATGTAAATGCTATAGAAGTAATGCCAGCTTATGGTGGCAGGGCTGCTTATGTAGCATTATGTAGACCATTGGTGTTCTTTGAAGTAGGAACTCATAAGCCATTTTCTCACGCTGTAGTAGAAAGAACTATGCTAGATTGTGCTGAGTGGTTAAAGACTTCTCACGGATTAGCGGTAGTTCCTGACACAGAACCGTTGGCGTGGGGCTTTAGCAAACTGCAAGGTCGGTATAAGAAAGCTCCTACAATAAAACTTTGTAGGATAGAAGATGTCCCTCAGGTACAAATACCTAAACTAGACATCAAGCCTATGTTAAAAGCATTGCCACAAAAAGCAGAACGTCAAGGTGAAAGACTTAGAGTCAATGACAACTTTAAGGTAGACCCTATGGGCTGTTTTGAAACAGTAAATGAGATGAAGCCTGGCACTACATCTCTAAAAAACAAGACGGCAAATGTTGCATACCTTGATACGTTTTTGTTTGAGAGTGATGAAACAACAGATGTTATTATCAAGCAAGAACAAAAGAGAGCATTGGAATATGCAGCAAACTATGGGGAAGACTACGGTATAGATGCAGAAATCTTATACAAAGAAAGACTTGAGCTTGCATTAAAAGAAGGTCAAAGATTGTATGATGAAGGCAAGGTTGCACGCATTGTGTACTCAGGTGCTAAGAGCTATCATTTCTTAGTAAGAGTAAAAGATGAACCAAGCAACATCGATGAGTATAAATGGCTGCACGCTTATCTATCGTTGAACTTATCAGACAAGCTATTGTTTGACAGTCAGTGTTCTGACCCAGCAAGATTAACTCGTAGTCCATTAGAGTTAGAACGGTACACATCTAAGTATGGTTTGCAGATTACAGGTAAGCAGAAACTCATCTGTGAAAACTGGAACAACGTCTATGACTTTGAATGGAGAAACTTGTATGCTCAGTGGTGCGCAAGACCTTTAAGTAAGCTAGAGCAGTTTAGAGGAAAGCCTTTGTATCCTACAAGACCTGAGTTCAAAGAAGCTGCAGAAGCTGTGTCTACAGGAAACTTTTGGAGCGACCAAAAGTATGATGGGGATAGACAGAGATTGTTCTTCCCTGCATATAGATTGCTACGGTCTTTAGGATTAACACACGATGAGTTATGGCACGATATTATTCCTAATGGATTAAAGGGATATAAACAGCCAAGCCAGATAAACTATTGGTTGACCAGAGAGCATAGCCCGTTGATTGCAACGATAGATGCAGACGTAGACGAGAGAGGACATAATGATGAATGATTCTGAGTATTTATTATCTGCAAGATTGCTTCCATATCTTGCAGATATGAGAGAGTTTTGGAAAGATGTAGACAGTATTAGTACTGTTATCTCAGGCGAACATTCATATAAAAAAGATATTTTATATCGAGTGACGAATACACCTACACGCTCACCGATAAAGAATATCCAAGTGTTTCCATTTATATCGACGGCATCTTTGGGAATGACAAGTGGATACCAACAAACGCTTTCTAAGATTTGCGGCAGCGGAAAGTTCCGTATCGAAGAGTTTACCATTATAGTTAAAAGTGGTATTCCAACGATGTTTCAAAGAGGTCAGTGGTTATCATTTGTGCCTACAGATTTATTGGAAAAAGCTCAGGACATTGGCACTTGGGTATTTCTTACGAAAGATGAGATGAGAAACTTGTGTATCACAGATGGAGTATACGCATCTATAAAACAAAAGATAATCAGATTCTTTTGAAACATTCACGGGAATATTGAAAAAGTTTTTTGAAGTGTGATATAATACAAAACGAAAACAAGCGAAGTTGTTTTTGTGTTAGTCATCATCTGTACTCGGTAGCAAGTTCGGTAAGTAAAAGTTTTTATAATTTTTATAATAGGTCCGACTCCTATTCTTGCTGTAGGTCATAGACCGAACATATATTATTATGGGGGTGTCAATTATGGACACACAGGAAAATTTTCTTTCAGAGTATGCAGGTCAGGGTTTTGATTCAATGACTGCAAAAGAGATGTCATCAGCTTGGCTTTCTTTGGTACAATCAAACAGCACTGCTGTAGCGGACCAGGGTATCGAACCTTGTCAGTGGAGAAACAGTGCAACTGGTGACGTGTACGGAAAAGAAGTCAAGGTTGTTGTACTTGACTTTACTACAGTCTGGTGTGAAAAAGACCCAGTAAACGGTCGTACCGTAGCTCGCTACGCTCCGAACTCAATCAAAGTCGAACAGCGTATGCCACCAAAAAATGCTGCGAATCAGTTCCCAAAGATGTATAATCCGCAGACTGGAAATGAAATCCAGGAACTCTTTATGTACGCACTTGCGTTGGCTGACCATCCAGAAGCTGGAACATTGCTTTACAATCCGCCTGTTGGTAATATGAAAACCCTCAAGGGTTGGAACAAACAGATGCACTCGCAGCTTATGGCTGACGGGCGACACTTCCCAATCTTTGGATACACTTGGAAACTTGTGTGCGATTGGGTAAAGACAACACAGGGACGTGCCTGTCAGTTGGTGCGTGTCGAGAAAGAAAATCCTATCACAAAGGATTTGTTTGTATCGTCACTCAAGCCGCAGCTTGAACTTGTCAAGGGTGCTGATATGATTGCTCTTTCTGCTCCAGAGGAAACGGAAGAGAGCGCACCTGAGGAAGCGGCTGTTGACAGCTCAGCTCTCGCAGATATGGCTATCGAGTAAGGAAAACAAAAAGGCGGGGAAACCCGCCTAGCTTATAGGAGTTTGTTTTGGATACAACAAACAAAGATGATGCAGAGAAACTGAGGTATGATGTAGTGCCAGCTTCTTTTGAAAGAGCATTGGCATTAGTACTTGCTTTTGGCGCAAAGAAGTATGGCAAGAATACTTGGCAGCAGGTCAAGCACGGCAGCGAGAGATACTATTCTGCATTGCGTAGACATCTTGCTGCTTGGACAGAGGGGGAGTTTACAGACAAGGAAAGCGGATTGCCGCATCTATATCACGTTGCTGTAAACGCTTTGTTCTGTGACTGGTTCGACCAACAGAAGGTAAAAGAATCAGAACCTAAGGAGACTGTTGATTTTGATGCTTTGAAAGATGCTTTCCTCAAACGTCACTTCCACTCTAATCCGCTTGAAGACATTGCGTCAGATATGACAAGAGAGTCGTGCAAAGACTGTCCTGAGGATATTAAGAAGAACTGTAAATCACCTTACAAAGAAGAAAGCAAGACGGAAGAAGGCAAGGAAAAAGGTGTAATCACTGTCAGAGTAAAGGTTGGCAATGAAGAAGCTGCAAGAAGGGTTGCGAAAGTAATCGAAGAAACTTTTGGTACAATGGGAATAAGAAAGAATGGCTGATATAAACGTTATGACCTTTACAGGTCGATTGACTGCCGATGCCGTGTACAAGGTCTTGTCAACAGGCAAGGGGCTGCTAACAATGAACGTAGCTGTTAATACAGGCTATGGACAGTACGCTAAGACAACTTTCTTAAAGGTTCAGCAATGGGGTGAGCGTGGTGCAAAGGTTGTTGGATACTGTAAGAAAGGACAGTTAGTAGGCGGCTCTGGTGAGTTATCTACTAGTAGTTGGTCAAGTCAGAACGGAACGCAGCACACAGACCTGGTTGTTGATGTTCTGTCATTTCAACTGCTGGGAAGTAAGAAAGATGGAGATACAGCACCTGCAGCACCTGCTGCAAAGAAGGTAGAAGAGCCACAGGAATCTGCTCCAGAGTACACGATGGAAGACGGGGAAGATATTCCGTTCTAAACGTTCAAAACTCAACCGATAAAAAAGGTTGAGTTTTGAACCTATTTTTTTTGCAAAGGGGTAAAGTATGGATGAGATAGAGTTTGAACAAAAAGATATAAAGGAACTCTCAAGTGAGTTACCCAAAAGACTTCCTTTTTTGTATGCTATAAGAAATGAAAAAGGAGAGTACCTTGCTAGAAGTTCTACAGGATACACTGACTTCTACTACTTCACATCTGACATAAATCGTGCTATAACTTTTAAGGAATTGGTTTTCTTGAATCGTATGGCAAGAAAATTATACGGCTTCAAAGCTATCTATCAATCCGAAGATTGGACACCAGAGGGAATTCATAAAGATTCTATCCGTGTAAATGGACACTTAGAAAAAATTGGAAGATACGAAAGGTCTGTGACATTCGAAAAACTATATCAACAAACTGTGGTATTAACGGAGGTTTCAAATGCTGGTTAATGATAAAGGGTTTATCAGAGAAAATTGTATTACACATTTTGATTCAAGATGTGTTGAGCTTGGAGATGTTGTAGTTCCTGTGTACAACTGGTATCATTTTTTCCAGCAGGACATTATAGATGCTTATGCGATGCGTGTGTATCAAGTCGCAGTGATTGACACTTCTCGTCCAGATAGCTATGGACTGGTTCGATGTGGAAGAAACAGAAACTCAGAACCTATTTTATGGGTTCGAGATATATACAGGTTTGGAAGCAGAGATGAGTTGCTTATAGAAGGGGCGCGTTCTTTTATCGAAAAGATTTACAAACAGCAAAAGGTTCTTAAAGGAGCTTGCGAATGAGAAGACCTGTGGCGTTGTTCTTTGAAACACCCACTACAATAACTGTCTACAACGACAAGGCTTGTAGACAGTATAAACTAGGAACACCTCAGTGGAAAGTGTTCCTAGAAGTGATGGGCAATATAGAGTTTACAAAAGTTGTCTACGGAATAAAAGACATTGGAGCTTTGTATGCAGAGAATGGCGTAGATGTACAAGGCGATATAGTAGATGTAAAAGTAATGGCTGCTTACAAAAACGAACTGTTGAGAGTAAATACAGCAGCTGATATATACAACTACTACACACAGAATTTAGCAGATATGCCTATAGAGCCGTTTGCTATAGACACAGCTCTTAATTCTATAATGCTACAAGTAAGAAAGACAGGAGTTAGAATTGATACAGAAGAGCTGGATAAGTTGATTGGTGAAGTTGAAGAACATTACTACGGAGTTATTACAAGGCTTTCTGAGTATGGTCTAACACCAGAAATTATAAAAAGTTCTAAGCAGCTAGGTACAGCACTAAACTGCTTAGGGATTCATTCCGAGATAAAAACCGCAAACGGTGCGGAGAGTTGGAATGAAGCTGCTATGATACGTTTGACAAAATATCCTGTGATAAGAATGTTAGGAGAGTTTAGAACTTACGACACTTTGCTAACAACTTTAAGAGGGTCTATCAAAAGCAACATAAAAGATGATGGAAGAATACATTGTGTATTCAATCCTGTAGGGGCTGTAACAGGTAGATTTTCTTGTAACAGTCCGAACTTACAAAGCATACCTGCTAGAAAGAAAGTGTTTGGAATTCCTTATGGAAAGAGAGTACGGTCGTTATTCATTCCTGAGGAAGATTGCTACTTTGGAGCAGCTGACTATTCACAAATAGAGTACTTGCTACTTTGTAATTATGCTTGCGGTTCACAGGCTAAATGGCTTAGAGAGCAAGCTCTGGCTGGTGTGGATTTCCACAATGTAGCAATGGCATTAACAGGTATAGAATCTAGGGATATGGTTAAACCATTTAACTATGGTGCTATTTATGGAATGGGTTGGAGAACAGCACTTGTAAATAACTATGAGCTGTTTTCTAAAAAAGCAGAGGAAAATGGTGTAACAGCAGAGCAGTATGCTTTTCAACTGTATACGCTTTATCACAAGAAGTTTCCTGCGATAAAGGATACAATGGCAGCAGTTGAAAAGATTGCCTTAAAGAATGGATATGTAAAGACTATAGGTGGTAGAAAAATATATTTACCGCCAGAAGAATACAATCCTATGACGAACAAAATGGAACGTCCTATGTATAAGATGTTAAACCATCTATTGCAAGGGAGTGCTGCGGACATCATAAAGCAAAGCATTATAACAGCTTATGCTAGGGGGGTGTTTAATGAGTTAACATTTCATCTGACAGAACACGATGAGTTAGATTTTTCTATACCGAAAGCAAGAGCAGGTGTGGAAGCTGCAAAAGAACTCGTCAAGATAATGACGGAATCTTATAAAGAAAAATTGAAGATTCCTATGAAAGTTGAATGTGACGTTGGATGTAACTGGGGTTACTGGAAAGATGATTTATGGAAAGCACTGGTTGTTTTAACAGAGAAGGAGAATTGATATGAGTACACACACAGAAAGATTTGATGGAGTTGCCTTAGAAGGAATCAAAGATGCAGTAAAAAAAGAGGAGGGGCTAGAAACTAAAGGTCCGTTCATCCTTTGCTGTCAGGCAGAGATGCCTAAGAGGGACACTTGTTTCACTGGAAAGCAGAAAGGAGCGAAAGAATGACAGACGAAGAAATGGCAAGAGCATATATAATTGAGATATATGACTTGCGGAAGGATTTGGAAATCTGGAGAATAAAGCGAGATAACGAATGGAGAATAGCATTTAATGCTTTTCTTGCAGGGCTTAAAGCAGGCAAAGAAATGGCAGATGCAGACATTGCGACTGTTGCTTATATGCAGGGGGCGGAACGGTATAAACCAAAATGGCACAAGGTTGCTGACGGAGATTTGCCGCCTTTAGGCAAAGATTGTGTACGTGCATCTATTAAGGTTTTAGATGATTATAGAAGGGTCATAGCTTATGATTATGAAAGAGAATGTTGGAGAGATTGTATGGGCAATCCTTTAGATTTACAACCTGGGTATTGGTGTGAGATACCAATATGTGTGGAGGAGTGATTTATGACGACGGAAACAAGAAAAGGCTATGATGTTACGAGAGAACACAGACAGCAGGGAAGTGTTAACCCTATTGAAGAGCGTTTTAACACATACAAGGTATGGTACAAGCAGATACTAGCTGAGGAGCAAGCACGCACGAATGAGAAAGCTCATTGACATTCTGATTGGTATATGGGTTCTGGTCACAATAAGTGTTGATATAGGGGTAGTATTAACATCTGCTACCTCTGGTGTATGGGCTTTAGAATCTATAATAAGAAGTGTACTTCTTATTATTATAGTTGTGGTAGGCGTTCTTGATTATATTGACAAAGACTAAAAGGAGGTCTTGTATGAAGAAGTTTGTATTGTTTTTTGCGTTGATATTGGAATGTTCTTTTCTTTTTGGAATTGAAGCCATAAAGTCTAGGGAAGAGTTTTATAAAGTTTATAACCTTGTAAATGAAGCCTTGTCTAAGGAAAAGGATATAAATGGCGATGGCAGAATTACGTGCATAGACAACGCAATTATATTTTATAACCTTTGGGTATCTCGTTATGGGAAGGATACAGTTCGTCTTGTGGTAAACAGGAATCCTAATACATCTTGGAGTTACACAGGTCCGTATGTGTTGAATCATATCTATGCTCAGGTTTTTGTAGAAAAGCATTGGGTAAAGATAGAAACAACAGGCGGCACTAGTAGTTTATATGTAGAAGATTCTTGGGATGAAAGGTATGACCCTAAGTATGATATATACGATGAACAAGATTATTGGATATGGAGGGCAGCTAGAGATAAGGCTGGGCTTCCTATAGATAACGAACCTTTTGGATGTAGCAAATGATTAAGTTTGGAGAAGTCCGCAGTTTTGTAGAAGCTGTGGATTTGATGAGAAAGAAACAGAAAGAGTTCCAATTACATAAAGCATACAATGAAATGGTTGATGCTAAGTATTGGGAAGGGCAAGTTGATAATCTACTGCTGCAGCTGCAAAAAGCAATCGCTACAACAGAGAGAGAGAAGAGAATAAAAGCACAGCCAACTCTGTGCTAAGGAGATTTTATGACATTGGATGAAGCTATTGAGCAGCTTGAACAAAACATTGCTAAGGGCGAGGATTGTAAGGTAGAGCCTATACAGCTGTATGGATGGCTGAGAGAATTGAAATTGTTAAAGGGGATGTTTCCACAACAGATTTAATATGAAAAAGATAGACGGTATTCTTAACAAAACGGACAAGACGAAAGCTAAGAACGGAAAAACTATTCAGCAGCTAGGACAGAAACGCTGCTGTAATATGTGCAAGCATTGGTCTGCAGAAGACCTCAAGTGCGAGTTCTTAGAAGGTCACACAAGGCTTAAACTAAGAGAGTGTTCCAGATACATAAAGGAACACCCTGACTTAAAAACAGACCTGCGATGCCCTGATTGCCATCAGTATCTAAAAACAGTGCTGTTGAGTAAGGTTATCGAAAACAAATCTGCTATGCTGATGTGTAGCAAGTGTGGAAGAGAACATAGTATGATGTCTTTTGTGGAGGTCTAAGTCGCTCTCTCACGAGAGCGTGAATTGAAACGTGGAGGTTTGAAATGACATTGTTTACATTGTATGTGGAAAAATCTCTCTCAAATGGAGATGTGTATTGGGAAACAATGGATAGAGGAGTGTCTTTACAAAAAGCAGAACGTCGCAGACGAGAGCTAGAAAGACTAGGGAAACGCTGTGCTATACAAAAGTATAGAGCAGAGATTCTTAACTAAGAAAAAAAACGGAAAGCTACTGCACAGAGTAGCTTTCCGAAAAAGGAGGATGTTAAGTCTTTTGGTCTTTCTCCAAACGCCTAGATTAAAAAGAAAGATTGCGATTACAATAATTATTCTAAAGCATAATCATTGGACTGTCAAGCCTTTGTTGAAATCTTTTCCAACAAATCTTTCCATTTTTCGTCGTCAACATAATAAGCAGGACACTTCTTTCCTGACCAATCATAATGACGAACAATCGGCAGCTTTGGCAAAGTTGCAATAAGCTCTTTAAGAGATGCGATACTCCGCTCACTGAACTTGCCATCTTTTGTTTCGGGGATAACCTCGATGCCGATACTAGAGTGATTACCTCTACTAGTACCAGTATGCCAAGCAACTTTGTCAATTTCCCAGCACTGCAGCACATCATCATCTTTAATGATGAAATGTGCTGACGGCTCACCCTTACTGTCAATCCAATACTTTCGCACCTGAGCAGGCGTCTGCTTAGGTAGCGGACCTGTGTAATGGATAGTAATGTTTTCTGCCTTGTGGTTTACAAAGTGCTTCTTTGTATCACACGGCACGCCATCTGGAATTAAATCCTTTACAAGATTCATATTACACCTTCTTAGTATATTCTAAGTAAATTGCGCTTACTGTTGTTTCTCCAAACAAAGACCTAGCTTCAAGATTTCCCTCGGCTGTGACACGCCAGATGTCTACGTTGTGTACTGCGTTCTGGACTTTGCCATACGACGTGATGATACCCTTGATAGATATGATTGTCTGTATGTTCTCAAAGTTCGGAATATGCTGTATATAAGTCCACCTCTGGTCATTAAAAGAAATTGTAGTAGGCAGCACCAGTCTGTTGTACACAGTATTCTCATCAAGCCATATCTTACCAGTATCTTGCTCCCCCTTAGAAAGCTCCTGGTAATTTGTAACGACTTGCTTTTGTAACTTATCAAGCTGTGCTTGTAAGTTTTCCACACTTTCTTGAGAAGCACTACTTGCCGTATACTCTTTTAGATACTGCTCAATTTTAGTATTGTAGTTCATCAAATACGTTTGAATCGTAGAGTTGTAATCTAAAAGATATTTCTCAACAAGAGAGGGAACGGTAGCATCTACAATTTCTTGTGACAGCTTTTTTACAGTAGCTTCGTCAGTTCCTGATTTAGCAGCAGTTTCCTTCAAAGACTCTAACTGAGATTGCAAGTCTTTTGTTGCTTTCTCAATTAAACCATTTACAGCTTCTTCATCAATACCTGTAGGAGTATTCTTTAATTCGACTATTTCTTTTGCCATTGAAGCAATCTGCTTAGAGTACTCGTCGTTTAGAGTATTCAATGCTGTCAAAGAATTCTGCTGCGCCTGTAGTTGACTGTTAAGACTTTGAACTGTTGCTGATTCTTTTTCAAGCGCAGTTTGCGTATCTTGAAAAGCCTGATTGACGAGGGCTAGTTGGATTTGTAGCTCTGTCTGTTTATCTTTTTCTACAGCCAAGTCATTCTGAAAACTTTGTTCAAGCTCAGATGTCGCAGTTGAAATACACTCAGAGATGAACGTAGATTCTTGCTCTGTGTGCTTTTCGATAAGAGATTTAACCTGCTCTATCGTAACAGCAGAAGAAGAACTGTTGGTAGATGATTGCTTAATAAGACGCTCAACTTCTATAAGGAGTTGTCGTCTTTCTTTGGAGAAGAACTTTTGGATGCGCTCGTCAATTTCTTTGTCTGTCATAATAGTATGTCCAACCAGCGAGGAACTTTAATCCCCTTGAAGTATAGTATGTAACCCACTGCCACTGCTAGCACCCTTATCACCATCAGTATCGCTAGGTATGTCAGCACCACTGTCCTCTCTTCGAGAGTACGCTTGTAATTCTCTATATCTTTGTAACAGTCGTTCAACTCCCTGTTGATATTCATCAAAGAGATAGATAACCTCGTCGATTGTTCCTTCAAGTCCAGACGCTCTTTCTCTGATTCTTCCAAGGTCTTCGACACAATTTCCAATCTCGTCGTTATAGAGTTCGATTGTACTTTCAAGTCTTGCAATTTCTCTTTGATATGAGAGGACATCGTTGTCAACGGGATATTCTCTTTTTGTGGTGGCACATCCTGGGAAGATTGCGCAAGCGATACAAACGGCAATAAAAAACAAAACAAGACTAAAAGCAAACATAATAGACTTTTTCTCTTCCACACTACTGATACTCCTTCCTAATCTTGATTAGTATTTTGATGCTTTCTGCAATATGGTCGCATACTAATTTCTTAAACTCATCGCTTCTATGCAATTCATTAGGACAATTACATAGAATGATATTCCAAATGATAGTCTGTTTAAGTCCTATATACTCTGGTGTATCTCGTATGTGATTAAATAGCACCCACGTTATACACTCCTTGTATATCAAACTTAGCACAGTTTTTGCTCGCCACTCATTATACCCTTTGTATTTAGGTATTTTCGATTCAAACATATTTATAGCACCATCAACGAACGAGAGCTGCCGTTTGACAATTTCTCGTTCGTTGTCTGTTGCTTGACCAATCTTTATATGTTCGGTCTTTATATTTACGATACCAAGTTTTGCTAAAGCACTTAACAGAACTATCACCAAAACCACAAAGCCAAACATTGTACTTGATTGTTTGTCTGTAAGTATTCTAGCAATAGCATCCCACATACACTACCCTTACTTTGTTGACATCTTTAACCCACTAGCCTGAATGTTCATTTTTTCAGCTGTCGTCACATTTCTTGACTCAGCAGGTTTCCCTTCTTCCGCCATAACAAGCTGGTGTACAAAATGCCACAAAGCACCATAGGTTTTGATGGTTTTCACTGTACACATATCGTTATTGCCGTCTACGTCAAGCATATCTAGCTTGTCCATAAAACACTCTCGCAATCGAGATTCTCTGTATTTCAATTCTTCCAATGTCATACAACAAATCTCCAACGGCGGGTAATCAGATTCCAATGCTCAGGGTCTTCAAGATAAAGCACTCTAAGCACCCACTGAGCGTTCAACGCTCCCATTCTGACGTTGCTACCCAATCTGTTGAGTAGGTTTCCAGTAACTGTTCCGTTCGTAATCGTGATAACAGTTCCGTTTGTAGAGTCTGGAATAGCAGTAGCAAGAGGTATGTCATAGATGCCACCGTTCACAGGCTCAAAAGTTTCTGGCAACGTAATCGTAGTTGTGCCTGTTGCCTGAGTAATAGCTGTCGGTACAACGACTTGTATTCTATTACAATCACACATAAATGTAAACCTCCTAAGAGCAAGGATTATCCTTGCTCTTCTATGGTTAGTCGGCAAACGCCGCTTCGATTTCTGCGTCGGTAATTGGTGTGTTAGGTGCTGTTGATGCCAAAAGGCTAAGCATACCTTCCACAGTAAGCTGGTCGCCGAGCTTTACCCAAGTAATGTCATTCTGAGTTTCGTCAGAAGCGTTTACAGTAACGCTCGCACGATAAACATCACCTGCTTCTGAAGATGTGCCACCAATAACAGCAACCATAAGGTCTGTGATTGTAGCACTTGCAACAGCTTCTGTTGATGGCAAGTCTGCGGCAGCAGTGTACACTGTTGGTGTCTGGTTCGAGAATACAGTTACAGGGTTCTGCAATACTTTGAGCTGATAAGCATCAAGAGACATTGCGTTTGCAAGCAAGTCAAACTTGAGTACAGGTGCAACATCTGTGCCGTCGTTTACAACGACAATGTTTGTACCGCCAGCGACTTTGTTACCAGCACCTTCTACGAAGTCAGTGTCAGTTTCAAAGGCGTTTTCAACGTTGAAAACATCTCCCACTTTGAACGAAGAAATCTTTGTCCAAGTTCCTGCAACGTTCTTCCAAACGCCTGTGCTTGTGAATGTTGTATCAACAGCATCCTCGTTGATGTAACGTACAGAACCTTTGATGTTGTACATCTGTGATACACGTTTTTTTACCTCTGACGCAATTTTGCGAACACCATCAATGTTAAGATAACTAATAATAGCCATTAGAATTCTCCTTGTTTATTTTTATCGTTCCTAGAGCGGAGCGACTTTTATTTTATGCTATAGCTCCAGCTGGAAATGGAAGTGGCTGTGCAGCGAAAGGTCCTGGACCTGCGTTGAATGTGTAGCTCTGTGGCATACGGAATACGCCCTGCATACGCATATCAGACTTCAAGTCCTGAATGTTCTGTGACTGCTGAGCAAGCTGGTCACGTAAACGCTGGATTTCCTGCTGGTCCATCTTGCTACTGAGGTTTGCAAAACGCTTTTCGTTTTCAAGATTAAGAGCCGCAATCTGCTGCTTTACTTCACAGCAACACTCTGCCTGTTTTGCCAAAATCTGCTGTGACATAACTGCATTAGCAGCAATGTCACGCTGCAGCTCCATATATTTGTCGCTTACGTTGGTTGCAAGGTCGTGATAGACATTGTTTGACATTGTTGTTAATGTCACGGTTCTGGTCTTGCAAATCGTTGAAGTTCATTGAATTCTGCAACTGAGCAGAACTAGCTGGTGCTTGGTCGCCTGTCATAGGAGGAACGAATCCGCCACGATTGCCACCAAAGAAGCCGCCGCCCATACCCATAATAGCAAGGAACGCAAGGAACATCATTCCGAATCCGCCGCCGAAGCCATCGTTATTGCCAACTGACAAAGTTGGTGTTGCACCTGTAATATCCATTTACAACTCCTCAAGGTCTTTTCCGACCTTTTTATAATACTGGTTACTACTAATACCGAGCAAGATACCCAAGAAAGTATCTACAGCGGTAATAGTGCCGACTACTTGCTCAGCACAAGGGAGTTTCCAAATTTCCGCTATAGCAAAGTACAACGTACCGATAGCAGGAAGCACCACCTGTGCCACATATTTCAAAAAGTCATACATCTTGTTTGACATATAACCTCCTATAACCAAAATAAAATGCGGTTAATCTAAAGAATATATTAGTTTTCCACCATACGCTGAGCCTGTATAAGTTGCGATTAAATTTGTACCGCTTATTGAAAATGTTACAGTACCAAGTTCAGTTGCTGCAACCATAGCTTGAGATGCCATTCTCCACGTGCTATTATATCTGCCTAAGCATATAGAATAAGCCCCTTTCAAACTATTACCTGTCAACAACTCTACACGAACATCAGATAAAGCCTGATTAGTATTTGTTGTTACTTTGTTTAAATCAAAAGTGACTGTCTTGTTAGTTGTATTCAATGAACCATTGATAGTGTTTCTCTGTAAAACAAAAGACGATAAGTCACTCTCTGTAACAAGTTTCTGCCAAGATGACCAAGCGGCAGCGTTAGGATTGTAACTTCGTATGTATTTCTCAGAACTGTCATATACAACTAGTTCTTGCGTTACATAAGACAATGGGGTATTTTGACCATTGTTTCCAGAGACTTTGACGAAGAATAAAAAGGCGGATTTTTTTGGACAATTACTGTATCCACCACTTATATTGTTTATGAACGTGATAAGAGGAGTTCTATATGTATTCAAATCAGTTGAGGTATAGAGTTCTCCAGTCACAAAAGGTACACCATTAGTTTTTGCAGCAAGTGTGTCCTTAGTCACCAGCTTATTATTAGCACTAGCATCAGTAGGAATGACATCCTCTATCAAAGCTCCGCTTGTGAGTTCTTTTTTCTGGTAAGCATCAAGGTCAACCACTCCACTTTCAAGTGAGAACTTATATGTGTCTTCACTAGCATACAACACAATAGCATTGTCGCCAGTTTTGATAGTCTGACCTGCACCGCCGATAAACAGGTCTGAGGTAGTGCCGTCTTCTGTAATCTTGTACACATTGCCAAGATTTGCTTTTACAAGTAAGTCCTCAGTAAGCTCTGCAACAGTCTTGCTACCTGCAGGGTGATAAGCACCTCTGAGCATATTTGTCATAGCAGAATATACGCTAGATGAAATCGGGAGCTGCTCTGTTTGTGTAGGGCTTACATAAGTTGTAAAGTCCTTAGTGCTGGCAGTACCAAGTTTGTCGTAGCCAGTAATCTTTCTGTTTACGTAGTCTTTGATAGACTGAGCGAGTTTGTTAAAACCTGCTTTGTTTAGATAATGTCGATTCATAGCTGTACTCCATATTGCTTAGCAACAGCATCAAGATTCATTCCTCTACTCTTATAGAGTTCTCTTAATGCTGCTACTTGTTGTTCGTGGTTTTTATTAGCAAACATACCTTGTGCTTGCTGCCATTGCTTTGGGTTCTCACGAATAAGCTGTGCAGCCATCTGCTCTGAAAGAACCTGCTGCGGATTCTGTAGCAACTGCATCATACTTGATAAGTTAAACATCCCACGCTTCTCCAATAGCTTGTTCTATGCTACTAGCAGGTATGCACTCAAACTCAATATCGTTTGCGTTCACATACTCTGCGTCCCCAAGTTCTCCGTCTTCGTTTAGCAATGTAACTTTCTGCATTACATTGTTGCCAATGGTTTCAAACTTTCCTTCTTCCGCTTCGTTCTTGATATGACCTACTAACTGACCATTTCTCAATATAAAATAAATCACGTTAGGGTTTGCTTCATTCCAATCAGGAATAGCATCTACAATTTCCCAAGACTTTGTAGTTCCGACCTCGTAGTACTGGTCGTCCCCTCTCACGTAACTTTTCAATGTGTGGAACTTCTTGTCTGCCAAAAAGTACATAATGTTCCACTCAGCATCTTCAAGAGCTGGAAGAGCATCTACAAGCTCAAAACCTTTGATGGTAATCGATGAATAAATCTCATACCACGAAAAGCCATTGCTCTTATAGAAATGCCCCATCGTAAACTGCTCGTTTGTTTTACCTGTGTACTGAACAATCTTGCCGATATAATCTGCATAGTTTGGCATAGCTGCAAATTGTAGCAAGTTTTGTTTTAGGTCAAGGTCAGCTTTGATAAGGTTTATAAGGTCTTGAGTACCTCTCATTCCTAAGTATTTGATACTTTTCATTCGTTCCCACCTTGCCACATCTCTAACACTTCACCCGTTGAAAGTGGAGTGTTAGCACTTACTTCTTCCAAATCACCAATCCGTTTGTCTTGTACAGCATCGTGAACCTGTAATTCGTTAATGCTGGTTTCAAACGTTGACAACTTAGACTTCAAGTTCTGCATTGTATCAGTATCTAGCTGGCGGAAACGAGCATCAATCATATCCTGCATTTGCTTGCAGAGCTTTTTGATTTCCGCCCAGTCAGCGATACTTACACTTCCTGTTGCACAATAAGCCATAATTAACGCTCCGTAAAGTACACTGCACTTGCTTCGTCAGTCACAGATGTTGCAGTAGCAACATCAACCATATTTACAACCTTTACGTTTCCGTCGTTGTCAAGACGGAGAACAAGCATAACAGTCTTACTTGCGCCCACACTGTCAAGCTGCTCTGAGTACATAATGAAATCTACAGAGCGCTTTGGGAAATAATCCTCGTCGATTGTTGTAATGGTATCGCCAACGTGCAATGACTTATCAGTGTTTGTAACTGTAATCATAGCAATAGGCAAGCCCTTGATTTTTTCTACAAACGAAAAAGCGTATGCGTCCTCTTGGAAGGTGTGATTGTCATCTTTCATCTTTGTCAGAGTTTCAAGCAAACTCTGGTCAGCAGCCTTGCGCTCACCAATTTCTTTTGCAAGGTTCTCTTCGATGCCCCTATCTCTTCCATCACGAATAGCAGCTTCATCTGTAATCTTGTCATCAAGCTCTGTCTTGTCTGCAAGCTGAGAAGTCTTAGCCTGTTCAATTACAGCTCTGACAGATGCTACTGCCGTTTCTCTGTTTTCTCTTTCAACTGCGATTTTATCATCAATGGTCTGCTCAGAAACAACAACCTCTTCGAGCATACCTTCAACTTCTTGTTTTGTTACAAGTTCGATATTGCCAAGTATCTGTGTACTCATATAAACTCCTATGCTATAATCTTTATAATCTGTCCTGCGACATAAGGTAACCATATTTTATTATCGGTCGTAACATTTTCTTTCATAACAGCCGCAAGCTCAGGATATTCACTTGCACTAAGCTCTACAGAACCATCAAGAGCGTGCCAGCCCTCTGGTACATTCTTAGCAATGTACAGTTTTACCAGCCCCTCGTCGATGTTGATAGTATGCTGCTCCCCTTTGAAAGTAAAGGTAAACGGCGTAGTAGAGTGTACGCTACGAGATTCCAATTCAGCATCACCCCAACGCATAGTGTCCCCTACAGGAACTTTTCCTATGCGTATCTTATTTTTGTTTTCTGAGATTTTGTTGTCAAGAGCTGTAGCTGTTGCAGCGTTTTCAGCTCTAATATCTGAGATTTTGTTGTCAAGAGCTGTAGCTGTTGCAGCGTTTTCAGCTCTAATATCTGAGATTTTGTTGTCAAGAGCTGTAGCTGTTGCAGCGTTTTCAGCTCTAATATCTGAGGCTGTTTTATCAATCTTCGTGGTCAACGCACTGTCAGCAGCAGTCAGTGCCTGTTTAGTAGCAGCCAGCTCTGTCTTAGTCGCATAGTCACCACCCATCTGAGCAGCAACCTGTTCTCGTACCTGACTCTGTACATACGCTTCTGTAGCAAGTGCTTTGTCGCTTACTTTGACAGTACCCCTAAAGACTACATCATTATGCACATCGATATAGTTTTTATCTTTGCTATATACATCATCTGTCTTTAGGCTTTTTGTATTCGTCTGTCCTGCAACGTCAACAGAGGAAGCATCAAAATCTGCTACAGCTAGGTCCATATCTTTGAAGACACCAGGCTTTAACTCTGTTGTAATCTTTCCATCACCATTCGTTTTGAAAAGAGTTTTTATTGCAGATGTTAAAATAGAGATGTTGTTAGTAGCTGTTTGTATCTGAGATAAAAGATTTTTCTCTGAATCTGTAGGCTCGTTTTTTCCGTAAATAGAATTGATTGTAGGAAGTTTCGCAACGGCATCGGCAACAGATTTTATATACGCACCAATCGTTGTATAACTATTCAAGTTCCCCAATTTTGAAGTTGGAATATAACCAGCAAGGGCATCATATACAGCGTTAGAGGTCACAGGATTAGAGTCGCCATCTTTGATTTCGTTTGTTATAGAGCTGGTCTTTACATATTTATCGAGAGCTTCTGCAACAGCTTTTTCTGTAACAGCATTTGTCGTTACATCTTGTGAGTTAGATGCGTGAATCGAACTTGCGTAAGTTACAACGTGGGTGTGACCTGCAATTTTAGCATCTACAGCACCTGCAGAGTACACTGTCTTACATTCAGCTTCTGTTTCGTTTTGCGCCGCTTTTATAGTAAGGTCATCTTGTTTGTTTGCTACAGTAGATGATAAGTCAGAAATCTGTTGCTGCAATGCACTTAAAACATTCTCAAGAGCTTTGTCAAAGCCGTGTACCCAGTTAGTTCCAGAGGATTTATAATGGTCACCTTTCCAGTCAGCACCCCCTGTTGCAGGTTTTTCATTACCGTTTTTGTCAACCAACGTATAAGTAGCACCTACAGAGTTATTGATGTGCGCGTGTATCTCATTAGAGAGTTGCTTGAACGCATCATACATCTCTGTAAGCTCTTTTATATGTATTCGACCGCTTATCTCGCCTGGTCCATTCCACTGTGTAAACGTACTCATTTATTTACTCCTGAGGAGCTTCACCACCATCAGCACCCTGTACAGGCTCTTGGCTGCTAGAGTTCGCAGCTTCGTTCTGCTGCAGACCTGCTGCAGCATTTTGTATCAAACCTCGAACCCAAGCCTTGTAGCTTTTTGCAAGTTGTTTTGGTAAGCTCTCTTCTTTTTTCAGTTCTAGTGTCCAAGTATCCCTTAGGGCTTGGTTTACTTCTTCCATAGTAATCATACTTTATGCGCCTGTACCTGTACCTGTACCTGTAGTAGCAGGTGTAGTATTAGTTTTTATAGTACTTACATCTGTCTTTATAGCAGTTACGTCCGTCTTTACAGCAGTTACGTCCGTCTTTACAGCAGTTACGTCTGCTTTCATACCACCTGTACGAGCTCCAGTACTGTCTTTTGCTCCTTCAACAGTGTTCGCCAAACCTTCTATTATTGTTTTTATAGTACTTACGTCTGACTTTACATCATTTACGTCTGTCTTTACATCAGATACATCTGTATTTATACCCCCTGTACGAGTTCCAGTACTGTCTTTTGCTCCTTCAACAGTGTTCGCTAAACCTTCTGCTGCAGATTTTAGAGTGTCTACAGCTTCTTTTATGTTGTCTACAGTTTCTTTTACTGCTTCTATCGTAGCAGAGTCTGACGTAGTAGATACTATAGGAGTTCCTGCACTTGCGGCTACCTGAATGTATATATTACTTGGTTGTATTCTAACTATCGGCATACTTGTCACCTTTTTTCCATTGTAATCATTCTGTGACATCTTCCGTTTTTTCAACTTTGACAAGATTTGACTTTTTTGGAGTCTTTTTCTTTTCAAGCGACACAGGACTAGTAATGCTGTCAGGAATCTTATACCCCAAAAGCTGCTCAGCAATAGCCCTATCGAGCGCACCTGCTAAAGCAAGGTCAATAATTACTGTCTGATACAGCTTATTACTTCGCTCATTTTTCATATAGTAATTGTTCAAAAAACAAGTTCTCATCAGATTTCTCCTCTTTCAATTATAAACTACTAGTAGGAATTTGTCTAGTGTTAAAGTTCATACAAATCATCTATAACCATCCCCTCAAACGCCTTTGGATTTACACCACACTGTATGAGGTTTTCAATATTTGCTTCAAAATTTCTAACATCTACAACACCGTCTACTTTGTTTTCATAAGAATTCGTTATATCCTCTATAAGACTTGTCACCTTTTCTTTTTTCGAGAGGAAGGCTTCGTGGCTTTTTATAAGAGAGAAATCGGTCACATCTCTGTCTTCATCTTCGTACCAGTCAAGAATTTCTCCTAATATACCGCAGTCATAAAGTTCTTTTCCTGTAAAGTTTTCGTCTTCCATACAACCACTTTTGATTGGTAACTCCATCTTTATGAAAGAACCTACTGTCAATACTTGTATTTTTACTGACCGAGATTTTGTCTTTATTACAGGGTCGGAGTTCATAATACCACGTTGGTCAGGTGTATTTCTTTCTTGCAATGATGTAGCAGATTCAATATCCGTAGCCGAAGGCATATACTCAAATGGGTATCGTACACCGCTTACAGTAGTTCTTACTCGTATGTAGTCCCAAAAGAGAACCCCTGCTAGATGAACTCCTTTTTCTGTTGTCTTTACCCAAAGTTTTTTATCTCGTGAAGACTTTTGGTAGAAAGGAACAGTAGCATTGGTTTCTATAGCTTTACATATTTGATATGCAACGGATACAGGAACTTCAAAAAAAACACAAACATTTCCTCTGTATCCACCCTTTGCAAAGGTTACTTCCATAATGCTATAAGGAATATTGTAAACAACTTTTTGTATATGTCCTTCTCCACCTTCTGATTTTATAAAGTTTGTATTTTTTCCATTGGTAATTTTTCCTCGTCGAAGTCGAGAAGAAATATCATACTGCTCACCTGCATATCGTCCTGAGCTACGAGTGTGAACAGCACCTGCCTTAAAGTCTAAATCGGAAGCAGAACTAGATTTATCGGCTTCTTCAAAGGCTTCTAGGTATGTTTTTATCATACTCAAGTTTACATTCTTGCCAGTTCCAAACACTTGAAAGTTTAAGTTTCCAGTACTTTTCATTAGGTTAAAATAACCAAGAGTTCTTTCTGTTTGTTTAATATGTCTGCGAGTAGAAGCTAAGTACTGTATATCTTTTTTTGCAGCAAACTTTAGAGGACCTGCTTTAGCAAGAGCTGCATTATACTGTGCTTGTAATGTTGCAATATCTTGTTGAGCTTTATTTATATAGTCACTAGCCGACCGAGAATTTGCACTAAGATAGTCTGCGTAGTTTTTAGGTACATTAGACAGCCTTGACTTACCACCTCTCTGTTCAAGATTTAGACCTTGTACTAGGTTATAGTTTCGTTGTTGTACAGACATTTCTCCATCAACAATTCTACTAAATTCAATAGCACTGTCTGCTGGCAATCGGTTTCCAGCATCAAGGTGTCTACCCGAAAACGCAGCTTCCTGTTGTCTAAACTTTCTTACTGTACTATCCTCAGCAGAAACTTCTCTAGTCATAGATTTTCTTTGACTAGCAGATAAGAGGGGCATTGATTCTGTATTCTTTAAGGCATTAACCCAATCGGATAATCCACTCATAAAAACAACAGCAGCCAGCTATTCTTTGCTGGCTGGCTGCTTCCTTCCTTAGTGCTGTGTTGGCAACTCAATGATTGGATTGCGCAAGTGTACTACTGTGTAAGTGCTTGGGTACTCTGTAAAGAGTGCGCCCATCTCGTGCATAGCAACAGGAATAACACTCTCTGGGTGTCGGATTCCGTTTCCAAAGTTGAACTGTGCAAGACCACCATCACGGAGTTCTGGTGAACCCCAAGTCATACGTTTGCTCATATCGATAGAAGCAATCATTTCATTTGGGATTTCAAGGTCGTCAATCTTCGGTGGCAAACCATCTCCCCAAGTTTCCTTGATGTACTTCTCAATCTCAAAGATAGAGTTGTCCCAACAGTTGTAAGACAAGTCGTTCTTCGGTCCGATAAGGATTACGTCCGTCGGCATATTCTGGTCGTACACAACTTCTTTGAAGCTGCGAGGTCCTACCTGATAGTCAACAGAGTTTACGCCACGCTGATAGATGATTGGTCCTTCGATAGATGTCTGTCGGATTGCCTGTACTGTAGCACCCTCTTCATAACCTAAGTAGGTCATTGTTCTTGGGTTCATATACATTACGCAGTTGTTCTTTGGCAACATCATTGTTGTCAATTCCAAACCACGCATAATAGCATCGGCAATATGTTCGTCCTCTTCCTGCATAACAAACTGACCACACTGCTCTACTGTGTAGCGCAAGCGGTTAGGTTGTCCACGGAACGGCAAATCAAGACCAAGACGTGTTGACATATCATTCGGGTCTACATACCACGGGAACAAGTCCGCCATACCTTCCATAGAACCTGTAATAGCTTGGTTGCCTGATGTGTAAACACCTGTTCCTGTAAACTGGTCATACTGACCTGCAAAAGCACCTGATGCCACATTGATGCCGCTTGGCGTCCAGTTGTCAAATACGTTTGCTGGCTGTCCTGCAATTTCACGGTTGTACGCAACTTCGAGGAACTGTCCATCTTCCCAAGCAGATACACTTGTTCCACAAGGGAGCATTGACAAAAGTCCTGGCTGGTTCTCCAAAACCATATACAACTCTGCTACATCCGCTGCACCCCACGGAGCGTTCTGCTTAGTCTTGATGAGATACTTTCCACGTTTGAATCCTGACTGGAATACGTTGTTTGGAACTTTGATTGTGAACGGAACGCCAAGCACAGGTGTGAATACGTTCGGCTGAGGGTTCTTGCTTGAGTGAACGTTTGGTGCTGTAATCGATGCACGAATCTGGTGTACAACACCAAAGCGACCGTGGATACAGATGTTTTTGAACAAAGCAGAAATGTTCAAACGCATAGAGTGCATCATCATTGCGTAGTCGTGTACGAAAGCTGCTTCTTTTTCTTTTGTTTCCAAGTTCTGTGTTGTCTTTACATCAAAACCATCAGTGATAGCACCGTATGTTGCCTGGAATGTCATATACTCCAAGTCATTCGCCTTGCGCAAATGTACGTTAGATTTGTAAACCTGAGAGTTCAAAGAACCACCAGTGTTTGTGTTTGATACAAACATTCGGTACTCAAATTTGTCGTTAAACTTCCAATCACGTTTTCTTGCTCTAATCATCTTAGTGATGTCAGACTGTCCAGGAAACAATCCGTTCTGCAAGTAATCATAAATGAAAACCTGTTTTCCCAATCCTTCAAGATAGTCGGTTGTAATTACTCCCATATAAATCTCCTATAGGTTACATAAGTGCTGCTAATATATTTTCCTTGGATTCTTTTCCAACAGGAACAGTATTCATTCCTGTAGAATCCAAATGCGCTTCTTTGTTACTATCATCATTGCCTTCTTCTTCATCCAAATACTGTATGAATTCAGGATTTGAATCTACCATAGCTCCGAACTTGTGTTCGTCATCAAGCAATTCCGTAACATCTTTATCACTTAAACCTAATTCTTCAAACTTAGATTTAAGTGTATCTCGTAACTTTTTAACATCAAACTTCGCCATCAATTAAACCCTGTGCGAACAGCACTCAAAATATTTGACCTCTGGTTGCCAGTCCCGTTTGCAGAGTAAGATTTCATTTGACGGAAAATATTTTTCGCCTGTGCATCGGATACAACATATTTTCCTGACTGCACATTCTTTATTCTAGCATCTGACGGAGTTTCCTCTGGTGGCACTTCTTCTGGCGGTGGCTCGAACTCCCCTCCTCCATCATCTGGCGGCGGCTCAAACTCTCCACCACCATCATCTGGCGGAGGTAATTCACCACCAGCACCTGCGTCTGTTGGCGGCGGCAACTCAGCACCAGCTTCCCCCATAGCCCCAAAGTTCGGCTCATCTGGGGGAGGGTTGCCAATGTTTACAGTCGGAATAGGCTCGCCCTTCATCGCAAGAGCATTGTTTACCGCCGCACTCATCTGTGACATCTGGTTTGTTTGCTGCATAACATTTGAAATAAAAAATGAAAGCTGCTGCATAATTGCCCTAGAACGATTAACAACGTCCTCTAGCACATTACGCAAAGCAGCTTCTGTGGCTGTCTTTGTATCAACACCCATTATGTTCATCTGTCTAAACAGCTCTTCCCCTAAGTCACTGTCGTTGTTGAACCACTGTCCAAAGTCATTGTTAAAATTGTCCATCGTAAGATACGACGGAGCAGGTGGTTGTGCATCTGTTGGTGCAGACGGTGTAACAGGTAACTCTCCAGAGATTTCAGTACCGTTAGGCATAGAAACATCAAAGCTACCTGTAGCAGCTGCGCCGTTATCACCACCCTCTGCTGTATCTAACGTAGCTCCGTTATCAATACCTTCCTCAGGGGTAGCCTGTGGAGCTTCTCCCGAATAAGTCTTGCGGAGTTCGTTTAACTTTCCTCTCAAATCATCAAGATTCATAAATTATACTCTCCTTAGAAGTATAATACACCTATCTTTGTTTGTAAAGACTGTTGTTACTTCCAAATCTGTTTCCCAAACCTTCTTCTTCTCTGCAAGTAGCACAGAAATTTCTTATAGCTTCCTCTGCTAGTCGCCTGTATTCTTGTTCACTTCTTTGCTGACGATTATTAAAATCTCTATCTCTAGCAGTGTTCATCAAAAGAATCACTGCTCGCTTGCGAATATTGTCATTGTTAAAGTTTTTCGGCAAGAAATTCTGTTTGAGTTTCAGCCGCAAAGCTGTGTTCATTTCTCTGTCTATCATTATAACCAATCATCTACAGTAGGTGGATTTACATTCACCATTCGTTTGAAAGCACTCTTGTCCCTGTCAAGGAACGACTCAAAAGCAAACCTTGCTTCTACTAATTCTTTTTGTACACCCATAATGTTGCTCTCATTTAGGGCAGAAAACTTGTCGGCAAGACGGGCAACCAGATACCTGTACATCTCTGGTATAGGATAATCAAGCAATGTATCTGGTGTCCATCCCAATTCTTTTAATTTCGCGGTAGTAACAACTTTCTTGCTACTACCATCTACTTGGGTTTCAATAGCCCCGCCCACGGATGCTGTGCTTGAAGCACTATCCGTGTCAACAACGGTACTGTAGGTATCGTTCCAATCTCGAATAACAACACCCATACCTGTTTTATCGTTCCACTTGGTAGCAATATATTCCACATTGCTATCTCGTCCGATAAAAGAGAAAGGATTATAATCATTCCAATTCCACTCTCTGTCGAAAAAACCTGACTTATGGTCGCCTGTTATATTATGCTTATAACTAACAAAGATGTACGGATAGTCACAACTTATGTAAGTCAGTTTCCATTGTTCACCTTCATCAGCTTCTATCGTGAAACGGTCTGTAACATCTTCTACATCTTGGTTGTTAACACCTGTAGCAGTTCTACGTACCATCTCAATCTTAGCAATACTTTCATTATCCAATAATTCAGACCTGTTGTCAATAGGTATCTCTACGAAAGTGTCGCTAGTACTCCCGTCTTCATTTGTAACAGTAACTTTCCTAGAGAGCTTTAATTTCCAAAGATTGTAAATGCTGTTCATCTTTACAGGGTACTCATCGTGAATCTTTGGGTCACGATTGTGATGTGTGAAAAATATTTGCTTGCACATCGGGACATAGTACAGCCATACAGTCTTTCTTTCTGCGTCAGGAACGTACAAGTCTGTTCCACTAATTTTGTACGTTCTAGGAGCTGTCATATCCATAGTACCACTGTTTCGGTATAGCAATCGATTACTGTCTACTGGTGACTGAGCTTCGTATATCTGCACTGTGTTTTTTACAAACGGAGGAAGTTTTGTTAGCTTCTCAGTAATACGAACGTTTGTCCCGTAATAGCCATCATCTATCATAGCCATTCGGTCGTATATATCTCTCCAAGCATAGTTTAGATACATCAAACAATCTGAAAAGGTAAAACTGTTTAACGCTTTTACCTGTGCTAGTCGCATAGCATCTTCAAGAGCGTCACTGGCAAATGATTTATTTTCTATTTGTAGCATCAGTTATCTCCTTAGTTTCTGGCTGCGTCCTGCGCTATATCAGCTTGTCTTTCGGCGACCCTTGCCCCTGTTCTAAATTCAATAAGTTTTTCAAAATCGTAAGCATCACCCCAAGTTATAGGCTTCCCCTGCGCTCTTGCATCGTTATATATAGCCCTTACTCGTTCATCATAACTTTCTGACAAGGCTTGCTCTATAGCACTAGCTGCGTATCCGTATGTTCCTCCTAATATCTGATACAGCATATTCTCAACTTCTTTACAACTACCGTAACTCAAGATAAGTTTTAATGCGGCTTCTGAGAACTTCAAGCGGAGTTTCTGCTCAAAGATAGCTTCTTGTTGTCGGAGTTTCTGAGCCTGTTGTGCAGCATACTCAGAATCAATCCTTGCTCTTTCGAGGTCAAACAACAGACCTGTTGTACCTTTTCTCTCGTAATCAACATAGCCAAGATTCTGGTTATCAATTTTGTTGTTTAAGTCATAAGCATAGTTTCGGACTTTGTTCTGTCGTTCTACATCATTCTGACGAACCTGCTTATTGATAGCTTCGTTTTCCCTCATCTGTCGCATTTCTTGCGTTTCGATAGGTTGCCATCTTTCGCTTCCTGCATTGTCAGCACCAGTTCCTGTAGTACCATAGTGCAGAGTTCTGTGTCCAATATCAGTCGCTTTCAAATGCCTTCGATTGTTATAAGCATCCGCAAGTCTTGAGAGCTGCAAATTGTGCGTAAAACCTCTGCCAGTAAGCTGCCCTTGTTGAGCAAGGTTTTGATTCCATTGCGGGTCTAGTTTAGATTTATACTCAGGCGTAGTTCTTTTGTCTAAGTATTCATCTGTCTTCCCTTGATAAGCGTCCTCTCTTTCAGGACTCTTTTTGTAAGTGTCACTCTGCTGGACTTCTTCCATTTGTTTTTGATATGTCTTAGCAGGGTCAACAGGTGCATCAACCTGTGTTGACAAAATAGACCCTGAGCCAGTTTTTTGCGTTCCTGTTTTCGCTTCAGGATTTTGAGGTGTATTAGACGACGCTTTAGACGACACCACTTTCATTGTGTAAACTTTCCCACCGTTTGATGTACCTGCTGCCCATTGTATCTGACTCATTATTTAACTCCTTATATATTTTACTGTTGTGGCTGAGCATAGCTAGATGTGAGTCCAGCTGGATGAGTTAGTAGCACATTCTTTAACTGCTCTATGTTTTGGGGCGATTCGTACTTTGGATTTGCATCTACATACCCTTTGATAATATCATACTCTTCTTTGGAATTCGTTTCAACTTTGTTTGCCAATGCAATTAAAGTTTTATAGGAGTTTTGACACTGGTCATAAATGCGTCTTAGGTTTGACAACTCATTTGTTGTTGCAGGATTATAGCGTTCCTTAACACCATTGCGATTTATATGCCACTCAGGATTGATACCTTCTATAGGCTGATGATTATCCTCACCTACTAGACTTCTGATTTTGTACCCAATATCCGTAACTGTATCACCCACGTTAGCCATCATCTTACCAAGCTCTTTTCCAGACTTTCCTAAAGTTCTTAACGTATCTGTATCTCTTACAGAGCTAGCAACAAATGGTGTTCCATCTTCCCATTGCATCGCTTTAGCTGCATTACTAGTGTCAATCTTTTGTGCATCTCTCGTGACTTTATCCAAAACGGAGTCATCTTTAATCAATGCAGACACCATATTATCCCATTGATTACTGTACAAAAAATCTAAGTAATGCTCTTCTGTTCCTGCGGAAAAACCTGCTCTCTGAGCAAAAGGTTTTAATTGCTCCTTTGTAAAAAGTTCTCGAATTGTCTTTAGCTTTTCTGAGTTTTGTTTTAAGAAAACTCTCTCCTTTGGGTTATTCAAACCAAGATTTCTTACAGCGTTTGCTACACTAGGTGCTATTGCATTTTGTGCTGCTGTACCTGATGCTGTTGGGTCAAAGTAGGATTTTATCTCCGCAGCTTGTTGCTTTATAAAATCAAAACCTAGCTGTACTAGACTTTTCCCCTGATTCCTAGCAGCAACAGCTCCTGATGTCATATCATAAGCATCAACAACTTTCTTTAGGACTTGAAGCCCTGCTATGATTTCAGCTTGTCCGTCGGGGTCTTGCAAATACTGACGTTTAAGCTCATCTTCCGACGATTGTTGTGGCTGCTGTTTTTGCTGTGGTTGCGCTCTCTGTTGAGTTTTCGGAGCATTGCTTGCATAAGCATTATTGTTTCTAGCGTTACCTGCTGTTTCCACTTCTCTAGCTTTCATTGCCATCAGTTTTTACCTCCGAATAATCTTATTTCTAAATCATCTATGCGTCTAGCAAGGTCTGCTATCACCCCTGAGTTTACCAAAGCAAGCCTGTTTCCGTCAACAACTTTTGTCCCATTCTCCGTTTCTTTTACACAATCAGGAGCAACTTTCTCTATGTCCTGAGCCATAGGTCCTATATGTTTTTCGTTAGGGTCTATGCTCGCATCTATGTTTCTCGCTTCATCTTTGTATGTATATAAATAATTCTTTATATATTTTGCATACAAATCCGCCAGCCCTTGTTCAAACTCTTCGTCTTGATAGCCATCTTCTTGAGCAAAGTCGTATGCCATTCCGATTTCATCTGGCGACAGACTGTCTTTGTTTGCCAGCTCTCTAAGCCTATTTTTTCTATCTTCGCCTTCCATTTTTTTTATCTTCCTCTTGTTGCATTGATTAACGAACCTAATCCGTGGAACATAGAACCTGTTCCACCCATCTTTATAATAGAATATGCCTTGGCAATGTCTGCAGCGTCTTTTATTGATGACCCTATCTTATTGTAAGTGTTCGCTTCAATAGCAGCATCGGCTCTCTTTATGTCAGCATCGCCCTGTCGAACCGCTGCCATAGCAGAAGCTGCTTGAGCTGTTGGAGATGCCCCGTGCAACGTTTCTTGTATCTGTGACCAGCCTGGTGTTTTACTACTTATTGCGTTTAATATTGAAGCATACGCTTCATCTCTTTTCGCCGCAGCGTTTGCTTTATCCGTTAATCTTTGTGCATATCCTTCTGCTATGTTTCCTAACAGGTTGCCTATTAAATTAACAGCAGTACCTGTCCTGAGAGAACCTAGTCTTTCTTGAGCGTTTGCTTTCTCTACTGCTTCTGCTTTCTTATCAAAAGCAGCTTGCTCAGCTTTCGCTTCTTTTTCTTTTTGCTCTCTATATTGTCTATCCTCTAATTCATACTGTCGCTCCATCTCTTTAAGGTCTCTTCGGGCTTGATTATTTATCTGCCCCGTTTCTCTTTCATACGCAGCTAAGTCTTTTCTGTAGTCAGCTATCTTTTGCGCTCTATCCGTTTTCAAGTTTTCCAACTCTATCTCGTGCGCTCTGTCATCTTGTATTTTTCCAGCAGAAAAATCTTGCTTAGACTTAGCTGCGTCAATCTTCATCTGCTCTAGCTTTTCTCTTGTTTTGTTGGTAGCATCTTGTGCTGCTGCTTTCGATGCAGCGGTCTTCATTCTAAGATTCTCTATCTCAAGCTGCTTATCTGATAGTTGTTGCTTACTCTGTCTATCCAACGCACTGCTTTGCACACTAGCAGTTTTATTTCTTTCTGTTGATTCAGCATTAGCTAACTTAGCAAGAGTTTCAAGAGCTGCTTTTTTCAGAGAAAGATTCTTCTTTGTGTCAGGCAAACTTAATACTTTGTAAATGTAATCAAGCACATCGTTTATATTTTCCATAAGAACTCCTAATTAAACTGCACCAGTTACAGCGTCTTTGATTTCGTCTGTATATGTATTCGTCTGCTTATTGTCAATCTCATCTCGTCCTACGACTTTTCCGTCCACGACATCTCCTAGATTTTTCTGATGTCCGTTGTCATCAAAGCGTCCGCTAACACCTTTCCACCACTTGTACCAATTAGGTCTAAGTTCTGCAACGATGTTTTGCATCTCTCCTTCGCCAGGATAGTTCTGCGGATTGTAACTTGTTCCGTGTTTCTTGTTATACTCTTCAATATCTTCTGGCGTAATCGGCTCAGCTTCACTTGCTACCTTATCATTCCAAGTGTTATCACCGTGATACTGAGTTGTTGCATACTCTTTTCCTTTGTTATACTGGTTCATTCCAATAAAAGGGTCTTTTCCTTTTCCGTCTGGATTTTGTTTAGACATTGGGTCTTTAGAATATGTTATATAATTCAAAGCCCATTGCGGAATCAATGTAGCCGTTTTTTCTTCTGGATAAACGGTTGGTTTTGGAGGGTCAGTTTTTTCTGGTTCAGGAGTTTTGGTTTCTGTTTTGGTTTCAGTCTTTGTTGTATTATCCCCACTTCCTTGTGACAAAGCATTTGTTTCGTCATTGCTACTCTGCATATCTCTTGCAACGTAGTCATAAACGTCCCCTGATGTACGCTCTTGTATTGCTACCTGGTCCTCATCGTACGCTTTTTCTGTGTTCTCAACACCTTTCTGTCTTGCTTGGTCAGCTCTGTTTCTATGGGTATCAGGATTTCCGTAACCTTCTTCTCGCTCCAAAGCCGCCGCACCAGCACTGACATTACCCCTGTTGTTTACTTTCTGAGCGTTCTTATCGTGATATTCAGCTGCTCCATCAAGACCAGCTTCTCGTCTAGGGTCACGATTAGCAATCTGATTTTCTCGCTGAGCTGCTGCTCTATGCTCTCCAGCTTCAACATTATGCAAATCTGCTTGCGCTCTCAGCCCTGTGCTACGCCCCATAGGGTCTGTTGTCTTTCCAAACTTTTTATCCCAAAAAGACCTTAGTCCACTTACAACAGGATTTACAGCTCCTGTTCTTGTGGTAGTCTTTTGTTCTTTTGTCGTCGTTGTCGAAGAAGGCGTTGAAGAATTACTACTAGCACCGTCAGTACTAGTAGTACTGTCAGTACTTGAACTCCCCTTATCGCCACCATTTTCAATAGAACTATCAGTACTGCTTTCAGTACCGCTATCAGGAACTTTTCCATTTTCTTTTGCCGCTTTTTCTGTTGAAAGACGATGAGCAGTATCAAGTTCCTCAGACTTGGCTCTTTCTGCAGCCTTATCATCTTGACGCTGCTGTTCCCGTTTTACCATCTCCATTTTTGAAGAACCCCATTTTTGAGAAAGGCTGTTATCAACCATTCTCTTTAGGTCTTCATACTTGCTTTCTATCTGAGAAAACTCTTCTTCTTTATACTTATCATAATAAGAAAGCCAGTCATCACTTTTCCCTGCCGCAGCTGCATCCTTCTTAGCTCTGTCGTGAGCTAATCTATCCGCAATGCCGAGTTCAGTCTTTTTATCAGATTCTAGCTGACCGTATTCAGCATCTCTTTCTTGAGAATACTTTTGGTACATAGCAGCATCTTTTTTCTGCTGCTTAGCATCGTGATATTTTTCAAGTTCCTCAGCCTGTCTTTCGTATTCTTTAAGTTCAGAATTGTTCATTACAGGTCTGGTATACTTTTTTTCGTAGTCCGAAAATCCTGATTCGTTCATAGTTATCCTGTTATGCCTGGTTTCACTGCGCTTAATATTTTTTTCTTAGCTTCTATATATCTTTGAACTTGTTCGTCGTTCTCAAGATTAGGAGCTACCCCTTGTTGAAACATACTCAAAGCCTTTTCAGGTCCGTACTGTTTCTTCCATTCTTCATACTTTGCTGCCAACCTGTCACCAGCGTTATCTCTCCGAATTTCAGTAGGGGTGTTTGGAGTCGTCTGTTTTGGAGCAGACTGTTCTGCCAGCTTCTGTTTCGCCCAGTTTATATCACCCTGAGTAAGCTGTCGCTCTCCTTTTGAATTGCGTATCCACTGTCCTGGCTGAGCATTTGCTACAGCTTTATATGAACTGCCTTGTATGAAAACCCTATCATCAGGTTTGTTTGACGTTGGTGTCTGAGGAGCTGCTCCTTCTACAACTGCACCTCCAGAACTTGCTGTCTGTCCTTTCCCCACAACATTGCTTGGCGGCGTTGTTGTAGATTCCTTTGGCTCTTCTTTCGGCGGCTCTTCTTTCGATTCTCCTTTTGACTGGCTCTCTGCAGGAGCTTTAGGAATTTCTCCACTCGGTTCTTTTAGTTTGGATTTGAGTTCTCCAAGTCTTTTCTTGTCACCACTTGTGGGCATATCCATTAAGTCACCATCTCGTGTTTCTTTTAGTTTTTGAAAGAAACTCTTTTTTTCATAAGTATCCATCTTATCCAACAAAGTGGCAAGCTCTTGCTGTTCTTCTGCAGTTAACGCCATTTATTTCAATCTCCCTGTTTATCTGTTCTTTGCCAAATAATCTTCAGCACCATAGCTCTCTGACCTTTGTGCTGGGTCTAAGGCTTCCCTAAGTACACTTGATATTGCTTTTCTTGTTTCCTGTCCATTCATTTTAGGACTCGGAGCAGACGGTTCATCGTACTTTTTCCACTCTTCTGCAAACCCTTTTTGGTACGTTTCTGCTTCCTTTGCTAATTGCAACAACTTCTCTTGCAAATCTTTTTTGCCAAGTTTACCTGCTAGAGCGGCTGCTTTTTCAATTAAGTCTGTCAAATTCATTCTGTTATACCTCCACTAGTTCGGAAATATCAACCTGCTGCGTCAAAATATCATTATGTCTTTGCGACACAGGTTTATATTCCAACGTCAAATTGTTTATAGCAATGTACTGGTCTGACCAGATATGCAACCGCTCTCTGTTACCTGCTCCACAATTACTTTGATACCTAAAAGAATAGTATCCATAGTTTCCTGTTCTTGTAAACAATTCTTTCGTAAGGTATATGTGAGTAGGTCTATTAGCAATAACCTTGCCACCTACTGTCATTGTTTCAGCCAAAAGATTTACAACTGCATACTCATTTTCATTATACAGCATATCCATTTCTTTTGTCCATACGAAAGTAATATTCCATTCAAACAAACAGTCTTGTTCTTCGTTAACCCCAAGAGGAGCTGTTACAAGCAAGAACGGATTATGCGTCCAGCCTTCTACCTTTACCTCTTCTCCTATAAAGTGTTCTACACTCTCGAACTTTGCCTTGTACTTTCTAAATGGGTGATATTCTTCTTTAGGAACTCTTTTCCATTTTCCATAGTTATTCCTTATGTCTTGCAACATATATTCGTTTACAATAAACCTGTTGACAATACATCTGTTAGGTCCTTGGAAGGTCAGTCCCATCGGCAAACTTAAAGTTCTAAACCAACTAGGAAAGTTTTCAATCTCTTTTGTCTTGTAAATAGTATCAAGCGGCGGTGTAACTTCTCCCTGGACCTCTTGTCCATTCATTCGCAAAATAAAAACATTGTCTGTTTCATCTGCATCATCTTCAACTTTATCATCAAGCCGTTTGAAGTTTGCTAAAGCAGGTACTATAATTTCCTGATTGATAAAATCGTATCGACCAGAAATTATATTCCTAAATCTTTCTAGCATACTTACAAGTCTTATGTTCTTTCCTCCTGAGTAACTGTAGTACTGCCTGTTATCTCTTGAATAAAACAACGCTTCTGTAGGTGTCGCTCCTAAATACGTCAAACCAATACAAGGGCATAGATGCTCTACTATAGTAACACCTTTCGTTTCCTGACTATTTTGTAATGAACAAATATACTCTTGAGTGTATCTGTATTTATCCTCTCCGATAGAAAAGTCTACACTTGTAGGTGCTTTGTAAGCACTTTGCAAATCGTGATTCTCTGATGTCAATGTTGTTATGCCATCTACAACTGATAGATTGTAACTGCTTATAGTCTTTACAACAGCTGGCATTGTACTTACATATTCTGTGAACACAGGAATACTATAACGTCTAGCATCCTTATCCTCTCCTATAGTTCCTGCCGTCATTCCTTTATTCTCTTCTGGCATTGTCACAAGCGAAAACACTTTGTCCTCTGACGTTCCTTCCAGAGCAAGAACAGGGTCAGACTTGAAGTTACCAAAGAATAAATTTACAGGCATCTTGTTACTTCTTTTGAATCTGTCGTTCATTAAGAAGCTGTATTGGAAAGCTCTGTTTCCTTTTGCAAGACCGCTCTCACCTCTCCAGCTTACAATTCTGTATCCATATCCATCAAAAGCGTGATACATTTTCTCATCGAACAAGCAGTTGTAACCTGTACAATTCAATGACAGAACTTTTGGAGTTATAGCAAATGGTCTGAGATATTTCATTTCAATACCTCTGCGAACTTCTATAGCAGCATAAGGTGACGCTACTCCACAGAAATCATCTGAGATAGCAAAATTGCTTGGCTCTCCGTCTATGAGCTTTGTGTCTTTACAACTTACCCAAGTCGTCATTCCTACACTCGCAGTTCGACTTAAACTCCAACTCTCATCGATGATATAATCTTGGAACGGCGGTGTTGTAAATACAGGTTCACTTTCTCCTATATTTTCATTTTTATATAAAGTTGTAGGCAAGAATGTTCCTACTCCTTCTACACTAGCCATTCTGACTGGAAGAGGTTTTTCTATAGAAGACCCTTTTATGTTTGCTATGAAATAAGAAACATTTCCCTTTAAGTCTTCTATCATATCTTCGCTAGGTTTGTTCGTAACAAAGTCAGGAGCTACTGTGCTTTCGTTTTCAGCAGTATCAACGTGTGTACTCATATCAAGATACCAAGATTTATTCTTGACTCCTACGTCAACAACCTCGTCTACATAAGTATTTCCTGCACAGTTCCAGCAAGGATACATAAAGTATTCCATCTTTGTGCCATACTTATGACTAGCTTCTATGTCTACATTATGTTTTGTATACATAGATGATATGTTTGTTTGTAGTTTATCAGCCCCTAAACCTTTCAACAAATCTGGTAACAATTCTACTACTGTAGCATAGGCTTCTTTAGCAGCTTTCAAAACTGCCAATGCTGCCGTCGTTGCGTAATGAATAGCAACTTCTCCCAAGTTTGACCCAGACGACATACCCACTGTAATAGAAGGTCCGCCTGTTGTAGATTTAGCCGTTGTATCTGCTATCTCTTCATCACACTTCATTGCTTTGTACAATGCGTAGATTGGTATCATTGTTATTGCAGAAATCAATAAGAAATATTTCTGCTGTCTACCTTCCATCTGCACACTCGTAGCACTCTGTGCTGTACACTGCGCTACAAAGTTATGATTAACCCACCCACTGCCAGCACAGATTTCTTGTCCAGAACTTGTAGAATAAAACATATCCAAAGTCTTCATCGCCGCTACTTCGGAGTTTAATTTTGGATTCATATCAAGTCCTGTGAAATCACTTATAGCTGCCGCTTCTGCATTTGCTAAGAAATATGTTCCAAAGGCTTTTCCATAATCATTAGCAGTAGACATATTTACAGTGGAGTTTACTTTCATCTTTTCCATTGCAACACAGTCTGTTGCCGCTATAGCTGCAGCTCCTACCAATGTAAACAAATTCCTGTATATGTCATCACCTGCTTGAACTTTTTGTTTTACAGATTGATAATCAAAAGCTATACTGTCCGATGTTACTCCTGTCGCAGTTGTTCTTTTTATCTCGGCTTCTTTTGGTACATAATTCTTTGATGAATCCTGATTTGCTAAGTCTAGCGATTGATGTACGCTCTTTGAATTATAATGTACATAAGCAGCCTGTCCTATTGTCTGCTGCAAATATGTCATTGTACTTATCTTTGTACAGAAATAACATACCTGAGGTGACAATGCCAATGACAAAAACTTCTCTAAGCCGGCAGCTTTTGCACCTTTTATAAACTCTGTCAATCCTCTTGATTGCGGATTGTAATCTCCTAGAACTGTACTTCCAAAACTTCCACTAGCATAGTTCACACTGTAATTGTTCGTGATAGGAATGTACTCTGGTGTAAAGGTTACAACACCATTATCAACGAAAACTTTTATATGTGACACTATATCTGTAATAACCTTTGATATATACCACTGTTGAGAATCTGTACCGACAACTCTGTCTGTAATCTCAGATAACTCACTCAAGTCTTTTATATAAACTTTGTCTTCCTCAGTAGCCGTTCCTAGTACACTTATCGCTTCAACCTTATCGTTGAACCCTATATACCCCTCGCTTTTGTCTGATAGATATTTTTTAGGGATTTCTCCTCCCGTGAGCAATCCGTCTACACCTACATACCCATACCCTTGCACGACAAATCTTTCTGACAAAGCCCTGTCAAAAACAATCGTCCACTGATTGAAATTGTTGTCATAATGGATACCTACGAATAGCTTTCCGTTTACAAGTGATGCTGTAAATGTCGCTTGAGATAGCATATTCTCTACTAGGATTTCACTGTATGAGTTTAAGGATTCTTTGTCACCGTTTAGAACTTCCCCTATTTCAATCTTGTTTATATAAACCTCAGTAAAAACTTTGTTCATATTGTTCAAAGGTTCATATAAATTTATAGCAAAGGAGTTTGTGTTTTTCTTTTCAAAAGTAAGGAATACGCCACCCTGTGTTAAAGATTCTGCTCCATACAAATTAGGCACTACATATTTCAAAACATTGCTTGTTATGTAGTCAAACCTGTTATATGTCTTTGCAACTACCCACTTGTCTGCTGCCCAATCGTCAAGCTCATCTGTTCTTACAAGAACTCTTATTTCCTTCTTCGTTAGCTCAAGTATGTGAGTCTGGTCTAGCCACCAGTAATTTTCAACGTCTACAGTCGTATTCCACTGTTGCTTTAAGAATTGATATTCTTTCTGTGTGTACTGTTTTCCTAAATAAAACTGTTCCTCTTTGCCATCGTTTACTCTTGTATAAAAGTATTTCAAAGAGTCTTGTTGAGAAGAGTTGTCGAATTCTGACAAGTTTACAGAGTACAATTTGTCTTTTTCAAATACTAGTAAGCCCCCATTGTTTCTTATTTCAGCATTTGGAAGCCCGTCATTCTCATAAATCTTTGCAACTGTTATCCCGTTTTTTATACCTTTTTCAAAGGTATTTATGGTTACAACTTTTTCATTAGCACTTCCCGTGAGAATGAACTCGTCTTGCTTTAACTCAAAGTTCTCTAAAGTTTCTTCGTCTTTGTTAAAACTTAAATAGACCTTCCCCTTTGTGAAACTGTATCCAAACTTGGCTTGAGCAAGAGTTGCCATTACAATATCATCTTTTACTTCTGTAGCTACAGCTGAGTTGTCTGATGCTTTCTTTATAGAGTATGGCTGTCCTAGCTCTGTAGTTAAATAAGCTATATAGTCTACATCTATTTTCTTTGTGTCCTTGTCCCCTGTATAACTAACATCAAAAGTACTCTTGTCTGTCACACTTGAAGGAGTACAAGTTATTGATGTTATCGAATCGCCGTTAGCTGCTATAGTTGCTTCTAATCCAAAATCCTTCAAGCTCTCATCTATAGGAACTGCCTTTATCTTTTCTGTTTCTGTTACCGTAGTAGTAACTGCTCCTGTTGTAGATATTGCTGTTGAAACACTAAGAGACCCTCTTTCAAATACTGTAGCATCAAGCATTGTTTGATGTTTATCTACGTCAGGAGTTTCAAAGCTGTCAAAGTTGCTTAGGCTACCCTTGTTTACCACAACATTTGTTATGTATTTTTTTTCTTTCGGCTCGATAGCATCTAAAGACAATGTGATTGTGTTCTGCGCTGTAGAACTGCCGTACGTTTTTAATACGGCTATCGCCTTCATATTACCCGATGCACTTCCTGCTAAGTCTATCGTCTTGTTCCAAATATGACCAGGCGCATATCTGCTTTCATCGTGTAACGATTGTACGGTTTCGTCAAAGTCCCACCTTTTAGGAGTTTTATTTGAATCAGTAGAACTAGATGCGTCTTTTACACAATAAAAAATAAACTCAGGTTCTTCACCCTTCTTTACAAGATTTAACCCTATGCAGTTATTTCCTGTAGAGAAACGAACGTTTCCCACCTCTAGTGAGAATAAATCTGATATGTTATAAGCTGTACCAGCACCCCCGTAAGGAGCATCTTCTATCTGGAAATCTGCTGCTGTAAACTCTTTTGCCTGTTTTGGATTGCTTGTTACAGAGTCTTTTAATGATAAGTATTTTGAAAAGACCCCCTTGTAACACATAGCCAATACGCCTTCTTTCCAATCTTTGGGGAAATATGCGTTCGGAGAGTTGAAACCCCTAATACTTCCATCTCCTAGACACCCATAATACTTGAACCAGTTGTCTGTGTCCCTTCGGAATGATGGTTCTCCATCTTCTCCTCTACACCAGTTTGCAAGCCAGTTGCCATTATTTAGAGTTACGTCTGTATGATAATAACTATCATCGTTGAAATCTTTGCTATCTGACCTCAATGTTGCAGTTATCTTCTGAGAATACCAAGCCCCCATTGATGCGTTATAGAAGGCTTCTTTTATAATCTTCCCTAAATCAGAATAATCATAATCTACATCTTCTTTTAGAGTGTTATTTGAATTAGTTCCCTTTTCTTGTACGAATTCTGTATTAGAAGTCCAAGTACAAGTAGTTGGTATTCCTGTTTCTGATGTTAGAGTCTGGATGTCTGGAACTGTCCAAGACCAGTAATCAAAGTTATTTATTGTCTTGCTTCCTGTATGCTTCTTAGGTCTTGGTAACTTGTAGTAATAATGAGTTACCGTATGCCAGCTTGTTCCATTACTGCCGCCATCATCCACTCTTTCTTCTTCCGTTTTATAATATACACCATCTTTGTCTTTGTCTTTGTACGCTTCTACAAGCGCATCGTATATCTCGTGATTACCTGAGTTGTCTTCTATCCAATCTGTCAACTCTACTTTATAATATTCATAAGACACACTTAATTGCATCGGGCTTATAACTGTTGTTGTACAATCAGACGTGACATCTTTACAATGTTTCCATACCGTGATGTTTGGCAATAACACCCTAGAACCATATCGTCTAAGGTATCCAGACTGCATTTTTCCTGGCTTTAATTGTAACTTCCAATCTCCTTCTGTTGCAAGGTCTTCTGGTGTAGTAACCTGCGGCACTCCTGTTGTAGACCTCTTTACACCTTTCTCGAAAGATATACCTCCCCATACAGGAACAGCTACATCAAGCCTTAATCTATATTTATGCCCGTCTGTATCATACCCCAATAAAGATTGTTCAATCTCTGTCCAAGTTACTTGCCCATCACTGCCTACAGTCCCTTCTTCACAAACAATAGCCAATGATATGTAATCATCTATAACCTTGTCGTGAGCATCCAATCCCATCAGCTTCAACGGCTCGGTACTTCCTATACCTTCAAAATGGGTCAAAAAGTTTTTCTCTGCAGGAATTAAAGTCAACTCACTTTTGTCTTTTATTCCTACTGTACCTGCTCTACTAGTACTGTTTTTTATAGACGTTCCATTTACTTTTATGTCTGTTATAGCTGTGCTACTTGTTTCGACAGTAACTTTACTAGTACCATATTTTGAACCTGTTGATGTTTGCTCTTTTAAGTTGTACTCTTTCTGACCGAGCTTTAAGTTAGTTCCTTTTGTAAACTTATAAGAACCATTAAAAGTTTTTTCTTTGTTTATAACTGTTATTGTATATCTATACTGACTGTCCCGTGTAGATTCCACTTCACAGTTTGCCCCTTCTACTAAGTCCCATTTTCCTGTGTCTTTGTTGAATTTTACTTTTGCAGTCAATGTATTCGACACTGGTATAGACAACTGTCCATTGCTATCAAACAGTGTACTAGCAGGGGTGTACTTACAACTTCCGATTTTGTTTCCGTTTTCGTCTTTTACTATAAATCTGTATAAAGGAACTTCCGACGACATTATATCTCTTGACACTGTGTACCCTTTAGGATACGTATTTATCAACACAGTGTCTTTTTCAAACTCGTATATGTCGTTGTCTACTGCCCACCCATCGTGTTCATAGCGGACAGAGTTTGGCATATATCGCCCTTGCATCTTTTGTCTGTTGTGCAAAAACTTTGGATTGTTCACATTCACAAGCATATCATTGCTTTGTGTGTCAATCCCTGATGTAAGGTCTATATTCGATTTCTGTCCGCCTTCCATTACAACTCTCCTTGTCCTGCAGCAATCTCTTCCAGATACGCTCTTATCAGATACTTATGTATGCTCATCGGAATCTCAAGTCCTAACGCTGCAAACTTCGCTAAAGTTTCTGCAACCTTCTTTGTTACAAGCGCAGGGTCAAGATAATAAGGTATTGTATCATAAGTTGCCTTGTTATTCAACAATTTCAACAAGAATTGCGATGACATCATTTCTATGTAGTCACTCGGCTTTGTGTCGATTGTGTTCGTGTCCGATGTAAAATCGTTTAAGTGTACTGGCTTCAAGTCTATGTAACTGTTCTTCATCAGATTGTTTACAGTTCTCCAATCAACAACCGCTGCGGCTGGACTAAAGTCAGGAAACTCTGCATAGAACTGTATGTACAAATGCAAAGCGTCCTTTATGAACTGGCTCATTGCACTCATCTGTGCTTGGAATACGCTATCACGCATCTGGTCAAGAGCAATGACAGCACTTGCACTTCGCATCTGCTCCATATCGAATGAACTGTTCTGGATTCCACTCAATTCAAACATCGTTGTCTTGTACGCCTGTATCTGTGCGTCCAACTGACTGTCCAATGGAGTAGGATTTATAACAGTCATTAAAGAATCTACAGGTCTACCACTGTCTACAACCAATACTTCGCCGCTTCCGTTGCTTAATTGCTTTACAACTAGGTCTATATCACTGTTAAATACAGGTACAGGACCTTTATAAAGCCTTACAAACTGCTGAATTTTGGCTGCAATCTTGTTAATTTCCCTTTGAATTGGGTATAATTTGTCAAATTCTGACGTTGTATGGGTGCGATTAAAGCCCGTATCCCATTGAAAAGTAGCCATCAAAACCTTGTCAAAAGGGTACTTTTTTGCTGGTAAAGTCTTACTTCCAATGGTTACATACACCTCTTGAGCTATACAATCGAAGTACATCTTGAAATCTACACTATCTCTTCCTAGTATAGACTCCATTACTTCTGTTTTCTGCTTATCATCACACTCTGTTAGATAGTATCCTACCTCTGTAACAGGGAAAGAATAATCTCTATACAGCATCTGTGTGATGTTATTGTGGTTAAATTGGCTTTCAAAAAAGCCTATTGTGTAATCAGGAGCTTTTACTAGCCTTCCTGTATACGGGTCTATGAATACGTGTGAGTATCCTAAGATAGCTGCGTTGTGAAAACTTTCCAAACAAATGCGATTGAAGTTATCATCTCGAATAAATGTTCTCAAAACCCTCTCTACAGTATCTTTGTATATCACATACTCATAGTTAGGGTCTTCACTTGTCAACATTGGTTGGAAAAGAATCGTTCCTAATCGTGATGTAATTTGGTCTACTATAGCTTTTAAGTAGTTATAGTTAGTACCTGCCCCCGTATCAGTTCTCTCTTGGTCTTTTACCGTAAAAGCAATAGAATTGTACGGTGTCTGACTCGTCGTTGTCCTCAGTGATGGAAACATCTTATTATAGAAAGCGCATATTTTCAGAAACTCTTTACTGTACTTACTTTCTATAATACCGTTTAATCTGTGGTACTCATCAGACACACTGTTAGGGATTTCCCAGTTGTCACTCTTTTCGCCTGGATACAATGTCGGCACTGCCATACCTGTTACATCTTTTTCCCACTGTATCGTACTCATACCTACTTCCTTGTATTATGCTCTCTGACAAAACGCTGTATAGCAATTTCATCATCAAGATGATTGAAGATAGAATCGTCAATGTTTTCAAAACGTGCTGCCGCTTCTTTTGTTGTCAACGTAATCTTTCTTCCTGCGGTGTCTTCAATTACAAGCGACAACCTTTCATTGTTCTTTGCCGCTTTTATTAAGACCCCTGATAAAAACTCCATACTCCAATTCTGTTTCTCAAGTATGCGCAAAGCCTTTCTTCTCTTTGCCTGTTCATAGTACACCGATATTATCTGTCTGAGCAAAGATGGCTCTTTTGCCATCTTTACCCTTTTCTTGAAAAGTTTAATCACTTGTCATTCCTGTTTGACTGTTTATACCTCTTAACACTGATGATAAGAGATTCTTTGCTTGCTGACGTTTTATAGCTTCATCAACACCTTCGTAGTGGTTGTTGTCAGTAAAACCTTCTTCTGTGTTGCCATCAGCATAACCGCTAACAACATCTCCTAAAGGCGTTCCCGACTGAGATGACGCTCCTTGAAGAGTTCTTAGTATAGCATCTTGACCTTCTTTCTGAAAGCCACTCAAACCTGCTGTCACCTCAGGAATCTTACCTACCTTTTCAGAACCCTTCTCTTCTGGTCCTGAGATAGAAACTGACCTTATAGGTGCTGTTTCTCTCAAAAAATTATTCAGGAAATCTTTTTCTTGTTCTGTAAGACTTTCTCCTTCATACGGTGCTGGCTGGTCAGGATGCTCTCTTTTGTAGAGTTCCGCTTCGTGTTCCTTCATCAGCTTTTCTTTCAATGCTGTTAAGTCCTTTAGAATCTCTTCGTACTTCCCTGCTTGAATCCACAGTTCTTTGGCTTCATTTTTCTTGCCGTGGTCAGACGCTATACCTGCTTGCTTATTCAACTCCTCTACAGCAGAAGTCAATGTGTCTATCTTTTGCTGCAACAAATTTGCGTGAGCTTCTGCTCTTGTCAAAGGAGTCTGTGTTGGCGGCATACCTCCTGGCAAATGTTCAACATTCATTACGCCGTCTGATGCTGTATATGATTCTTTCTTTTTTTCATCTGCTGCATCTTGCGTATCGTTTACAAAAGACGCATCTGAGTTCTTCAACAAAGGAGCAGACAACTCTCCGCTTCCATCTTCACCATCACCTTCACCACTGTCACTCGCTACTTCTGTTTCAACAGTAGCACCTTGTACCAAAGGAGTTACACCTGCGTTTGTTCCTGGGTCGTTGTAGTTCACAAGGAACTCTTTTATGAAATCGTTAAACAACGGTCCAAGATGTTTGTCTGCTCTCTCTTCTGCAGTACCTTCCTCTAGTGATTGATGAGAAATTAAGTCCCATTTTTTCTGCTTGAACTCATCAGCTCTTCCCTTCCCTTCTCCAAAGGTTTCTCTCGCAGCGTTTATTATTTCTTTTTTTAGTTTAGCGAAAGCATCTGCTGGAGTTTCTATGTTTTTCACAGCCATATACGCAGGTACAGCATTTTCTATCAGTTCAGGGTGCATACCTAAATAGCTAAACATTGCTGTTTTAGGTGAACCAAAATTTCTTTCTAGTTGCTTATTCACCTCAAGCTGAGCTGCGTTGTTCTTCTTGAAAGTTTCCTGAGCCAACTGTGGTACTAAATGCGCACATTCCCATACGTCCTGAGCTGTTATGCTCGTATCATCTGATGGTGGAGTAGGGAATCTTTGCGCTATAACTTCCCCAACTTGTTGTGGTGTTAACCCCTTGTCTTCCATAAAAGTTTTTAGGTCACGAACCGTCATAGACCATTTGCCTGTGTTCTGACCATAATTTGTAATCAGAGAGTCCTGCCCCTTTCTCGGAGCATAAATATCTCTTTGACTTTCCAAAGCCTTTATGTTAGCTCTTATGTTCTCTCTCTCATTTAACAATCGTTCTGAGTGAGGGTTCTTATAAATTTCACCTGAAAGCTCATTAAGCCTGTCTTTGTACGCTTTTAACTGACTATCAAACTGCTGTTTTCTTGAAGTTCCTGCAGACAACTCAACTGCTGGTAATTGGCTTCTTACTTCTTGTAGCTGCTTTTCTACATCAGCTATTTCGTCTTTCAGTTCTGTCTTTTCTGGATTCTCATCAAGCTCTTCTTCAAGATTCTTTTTTCTGTTTTCAAGAGCTTCTTTCTTTTTGTGCAATTCAAGGTTGACTACGCCGCTGTAAACAGTTTTCGCAACAGGCGTTTCAAAGTCCTTCAACATTGTGTCACGTTCTTTTGTTGTTGGAAGTCGCTCTCCTTTTATTCCCTTATTCCAAACATCTTCAAAATCTTTCCACCAACCAGCAGCATCTGTATCACCTACGTCTTGGAAGTAAGACAAATCATTCTCAACCTGTCTACGTCCTGTCAAAGATGTTTCAGGGTCATATTGTTGTGGTCCATTTCCTTCTCGAATTGCTCTTGCAAGCTCCGATTGAATAATGTCTTTGTCAGCTCTTGATACGCCTGTAAAGACATTCGCACCCATTGAGCTGTCGTGATTTGCAGCCTTAAAATCACTTTTGTGTAGCGGAACTTTAGTTACATCTCTAGCTGCATCTGTATCTTTTCGTTGCTCCTGACGAACAGCAGCCTGTATCGCATCTCCGTGGTTTCTTGCAAAGTCCATCAACTTCTTGCGGTCTTCTTCTGAGTAACTCTTTTCTGTTGTAGGCTTCTTTTTTACTACTACAACTTTTTTCTTTGGTTTTGTGTCATTAGTATCTGCCATTACTTTACTCCTTTAACGCCGATTACATTCCACATAGCATATCTTAATGCAGGTAACAAATCTGGATGATATGCACTATCATCTACCTCGTTGTACACTTCACCCTTGCTACCACGCTTTCGGATTGTAGACTTCAACTCTGTTTCTAGCTTACTACCCTTCATAACAAGCAAGTTGCTCGTTCTAAACTGGTCGTTCAAGCGGTCGAACATAAAGCCTTTGTCTGTCTTGTGTGCGTTCTGTATTGAAAGATTCAACTTTCTTCTCTCTTGCGTTTGCTCATCTATGTATGTAACGTGTACATTCATATTCAAGTAATCTGTCAAATGCTGGTCATTGTCATCAGCATCAAACCATATTCTCTTATTTGCTTCTTTTTTGTCAAGTCCAGGGAAGTAATCAAAAGCATCGTACCAAGCGTGTTCTATCTTTTCACTCAGCATTTCAAGCTGAGATACACCTTGCGGTACGTCAAGTCTGTTAAACTTCTCTTCGCAGAATACATAACCCCGATTCTCATCATCATTCCAAGCAACGCCAATCAAACAGTCATTATCTGATACACCGTAGTCGATACCAAAAAGAATTCGTGTTGGCTGTACAGTCGGTAGAGCTTCTCTTGGGTCGTATGTATAATAGGTAGGATATAGCAACAAGTCTTCATCATAGCAGAACTCACCTAAGTATTCTCGGCGTGCAAACGAACTTTCCCACGTCAAACCTTGCTCTTTGAGTTTCTGCTCAATAAATGCCGCCCTCTGTTCCATATTTACAGGATGCGGATTGTCTTTCCACGTCCAATGGAACTTAGGCACTTTCCATTCGTTCCACGCTTTCTCTCCGAACGTTCCCTTAATTCTCGGCGGCGTTCCAGCACAGATAAACATATAATCATCCGCAAAGTCCATCTGCATAGGTGTCAAAACCTGCTGCTGCATATAGTCTAGCAATTCACTTTTCAAATGGAAGAACTCATCGATTACAATGACTTTAGCATTGTGTCCACGAATCTGGTCAGGGTCTTTCGTGTTTGAAAGACCTCGAATCATAATCTCAGACCCATTGTCTAAGTGCTTCCAGTCTAGTCGTCGCCCTCTTTTGTCACGCAACTGCGCTGCATCAATAATGTCGTTCGCTGCTTTGTCTACCAAACTCTCGGACTGTAGCATTGTTTCTCCAATGTACATAACCTTAGTTCTCGGTCGGCGTAAGCACTCTATCAACATTATTGCTGTCAGCAAGTGCGTCTTTCCCGCTCGACGGGAACAACATACTAAACGTACACCAGAGCCAGAGTTCAATACTTCAAGCTGCTTGTCAAACAAGGTCTTCAATATCGCCCATACAGCATACGTATAGTCGTAGTCCAGTTCCGCAACTTTACTCTCGCTCGGTCGTCCTTCTGTTCTATCGTGTAAGTATATCGCCATTCGGGTGTCACCCTTCAAAGCACGCCTATACATTACACGCTGCAACGCATCTCTGCGCTGCTCATCATCTCGGTATGATGTTAATGCCAGTTCATTCACAAAGTCCAACTGCTTTTGACACTCTCGTATCTTTACTTCAATCAGCTTTGCTTGATTCTTTGATACAGGATTGTTCGCCGTTTCTCCATTAGCAAGAGTAATCTCTAATGCGCCCGTCATTGCCGCTGTCGTCAATATATTCTGCCAATACGCTACGCTGTTTTCAGCATAAGCAACAGCAGTTACAGGGTCTTTCTGTACCCACTCGGCAACTGTCAATCCTTCATTACTCGCAATCTCATATACCGATAAGAACGTTTGTTCTATGTGTTTCTGGTCCTTGCGCTTTATCTCGTCTTCCTGTGCAGGAAGATTAAGCAGTTTCCTAAAAGACTGCGTTAGCGATTCTTTTTCAACGCCACCGTCGTTCTTTTTCATTCCTGTGGTATTGAACTCTTCTTCAAATGCTTCTGTCTTATTCACTGTTGGCGCAAGTATGTTTCCCATTACACTATCCTTATAGATGGTACTTCCGAAAGCATCTTTTTAATCTCCTCAGCTATATCGTTCGGCACAGAAATCTTTATCAAAGTCCTGTCCGTCGCTTTTGCCTTAAACTTTTTCGATGCACTGTTGTCTGTCGAAAAAGGTTTTAGCACTGGAGCTTTGTATTGCGGTATCGTAGCACAAAATGCAGCTGCACCTTTTCTCGTAACGTTTCCGTACCTACTTGAAATCTGCAAAAGGGCTTTTTTAGCTTCCTCTTCCGTCTGAGCATCAATATATAGCACAGGGAAGTCCTGCTGCAAGACAGTTTCATCACCGTTTTTCTCAGCTAAATACTGTATAGCCTTATAACGTCCGTGTCCATCAAGCAATAAGTTCTTACCTTCGTGCCGCCATATCACAAATGGCATAATCAAACCTTCCGTAAGCAAGCTATTTGCCAACGATTCCACCTGTTTCGGGCTGCGATGTTTCAATTTTCCTTGAAACTCCGTCATTTCCCCTACCTTTAACGTATCTTTTGTGTCCGAAAGTACCTTTATTACGTTCATACTTTCCATTATATAGAAAAAAATGGTATATGTCAACCTTTTTCTCAGTTGTACATAACAAGTTATTTAAGTTCGATATACCCCTACCCCCTTAAAAGACCACTTAGATGCGTGTTTTCTTAAAATTGTATTGAAAATATGTATGTTTTATGAGGTGAGGGTGGTCAATTTTCTATAAAACCCCATACTTATCACGGAATCACCGCCGCATTGTCACAGCAATCAGTAGTAAAAGTCCTGTGATTCACTACTTTTTACTAAAATATTTTCTAAACTCGTCCAAATGAGTTTTTTTACACCCTTTTAACCTATACTTCTAGCGTCAAAAAATTTTATACCCTCATAGAGTATAAAAAATACATATATATTGGGGGAAGTGGTCAAAGCCGTTTTGAAAAAATGCACTTGTACGAGTTTAGAAAATATTTTAGTAGCTCCTATGGTGCTACTGATATTGTTGCTATCTATAAAGCGACGTGCGAGGATTTTGTGATTTTCGGTTTTTTTTGAAGTTTTTAGTTAAAAAATTATGTGTGTGTGTAAATGTACCTTAGGATTTTACTTTTTTCTGTATATGCTTTATATTATAGCCATAAAGCAAAGCAAAGGGCTCTTTGGTTGCTTTACTAGCAAGGATTGTTAGAGAGAATAGACAACAGGAAAAGGCTATGAGTATCTAACAGGCTAGAGAGAAAAGGCTAATACATAGCAACGGCTTAAAACTGTTATAGCAATGATAGTTAACCGAGTAAACAAAAAGCTACTAGTAGCTTGAGTTTTTGCACAATCGTGATAAGGCGGGCGTGATACTTGATGTAGACTAGATAATGACAAAAGACAGTTTACACCTACTAAGTAGGTCTAGCCCTGTATGGAAAAATAAGGGTATAGCCTTTTTGAACCTTGCTTATAACCCTGTTGCAATCCCTGTTGCAATAGGCTACCGATTTAGGATACTGTTCCCTAGAGCTATCAAGGGGGGTAAGTCCAAAAGTTGAGTAGCGACGAAAGTCGCCCCTCTGAAAAACAGAGATATAATTTTATGGCTGTTGATAGTAACTAACACCTTTTAACTTTGGTGTAGGTTAAGCCCTATGCCCCCTGTTACTGTCAACAAGTTGACTTGACGCCTACAGTCAAAAAGACCTAAACCTGATTTATCCTACTAGTAGGGTGATGGCTATCGGGCAGGGTTTTTTCGTTGGTAACTCAACTAGTAGGGCGGGGGTACTTCTTGTTACAGTACCCCAACTAATCAAACCCTTAAGACTACTTAAAGGTTTGATTAGTTGCGTAGGCAACTACATCACAAAGCCTAGGAGGGCTATTATGTTTATCACAAAAGAAATCCTTATCAGAGGTTGCAAGGCAACCTCAAAGCCTGCTGTAGAGCAGGCTATCAAACCAGTGAACTGGAACACCTTTGAAGAGTTCTGCCATAAAGCAAAGAGGGCTATCCCAGCCCTCGCAATGTATACAGGGGACTGTACCCCTGTACAAGCCCGTTCCAACAGGGAGTGGCTAAGGGGGTGGATTGTCAAGAACCCTGAAGATAGCAGTGTTAAAGAACTGTTCAAGTTCCTTAACAGCACGGGCATAACCCTGTTCGATGCTTTGAGGGACTGGGGTGGCTCAGGTAGAATGGGCGCACCGACACTTGACACCCCTTTCGGCAGGGTTAGACCACAGTGTCAATACCTGTGGAACGACGAAGAGAGGGCTGCTGAGAAGCTCAGCAAGCTCTACAGGAAGGCAAGAGGGGGACTCCCCACGTTCTCGGAGATACCGATGTGTTTCGGTATGCCACAGCCTGCTCCACAGCCACAGCCAACTCCTGCTCCAAAGGTAGCCCCTGCCCCACAGCCTGTACAGGTACAGGCTCAGCCTAAGGTTGACAACACAGCAAGGGCGGCTGTATTAACAGACCTGTTTAAGAGCGGAATCTTGAACGCTGAGCAGTATGCTCAGGCAATAAGTAAGCTCTTTTAGCTAACACATTGGCACACTAGTAGGGCTAGTGTGCCGAGTGGGTTAGTCAAACCTATAACTTTTACAGACCTAGCTGGCGGTTAGTAGCGAGCGATTGATATGGCAAGATTTGATTTAGAGTTTGAGTTGGAAGCTGAGGGTATCACCCTCAATGGCAATGAAGTCTGCTACAAAGCAGACCCTGTTAAAGAACTAGTTGCTGATGCTAACGACCTCGGCGACACCATTGTTGAGCTGGTTCAGCAAGCTAAAAGAGTTCTCGGCATAGACCGAGAACCGCTCTCTGTATACAGAGTATCTAAAGGGAACTTCAAAGGAGAGTTTCTATTGTCTAGTAAGAGAGCCGAAGCGTGTAGAGCTTCCTAGTGGTAAGAAGATTACCGACACTCTTGCTAGTAGGATGAGTGAAGAACTCTGGAAGGCTAAAGCCAGAGGTACTGTCAACAGCTACTACTATGTAGACAGGAACACTTGGCTATCAAGTAGCTTCGGACACGGGTTAGATGCTATGTACTACGACTCGTGTTTGTTTGGAGTAGCCTTCAAGGATATTATTGATGATGAGATACAAGATGTTACTTGTATCTTACACAGCGGGTACTTGACGTGGAGTACAATGACACGTATGCAAGCAGCGTGTCGCTTGATACCTTACGCCGTAGGCTTCCGTATCATCGACGGAGAGCCGTGGCTTGAGGGTAACTACAAGCAGGTTAAAGTACCTGTTGACAAAACTTTTTCGTTGATGAGATACGTAAAGGTTTTGTTCAATGAGTTTTAGGTAAGGCAGGGCTTAAAGCCCTGTTAGAATATATATTTTACATAGGTACTAGGAGGTACTACTATGGATATGAAGGATATGGTAACGGTTCTTTTGCAGGTGTCAGCAGATGATGCTAAGGCTATGTTTGCTGGTATGGACAGCAAGATTATTTCAGCGGCGTGGAAAGATTTGGTTCGTGATTACGCCGCCGACGTTGAGAACAGGATTGAACTCAACGGAGAGTTCTTGTGGAGCTACTGCATTGAAACAGCTATCTATGTCACAGGGTTAGACATAGACAAGACAGACATCAGACCTAATTGCCTTTGCTCAGAGGTGTACTATTCAGGAATATACACCGAGGAGCAAAAAGATAAGTTCGAGCAACTAACAGGCTTTGAACTACAGATAGCTGACAACGATGAGTAGTTAGTTATCTAACACATCGGTACACTAGCATACCTAGTGTACCGTGTGGGTTGGTTAACCCAAGGAGATTATTATGGTAGTCAAAGAAGCTACTGAGGAATTCTTTCTCGAAAAATACGAGGAAGGAACACAAAAGTGGGTCGCTTTCCAGACTCTTGCTCTTGGAAAGTCAAGTTTTGAAACAGTCGAGCAGCTCAACGAACTTGTAAGCAAGTTCGTTACCTGTCCGATTGATTGGTCGGAATCCCACTGGATAGGTGAGGATTGGGGCGACGATTTTACTCTGAGTGCCGAGGACATCGTTGCGAGAGAAGGTAATGGCACTACCTTCCGAACGGCAACAGCTGATGAGAAAGCTGCTTGGCAGGAAGACAAGCAAGAACTCTACTCACGCAGAGTGGACATCGTTCTTAAAGATGTCACTGATGAAGAACTTAAACGCCTTGCAGAACAGGGCGTAGAGATTTGGTAGGAGGTTACTATGGAATACACAAGTATTCTTGAACGTATCGAACAGTTCTTATTCGATAACAATGTATGTACTGAGGAAGAGCTTGCCTTAGTTACTGCTGTAGCAGGAAGAACCGAGCGCATACTGCTAAACATCTTAAAGGTTCGTTGTGGGTTTGACTCATTGGAAGCCGCTGCTGAGAACCGTTTTATAATGGATGCTGTATTGCAGGACTTGGATAAGTCTATGTTATCAGACTATATACTTGATGAGTTAGGGTTGGCAGAAAATACCAACGACTAGGAGGTTCGGTTATGGATAAGATTGATAGGTTTGAGAAGTTCTTATTGGAGAATGACATCTGCACAGCGGATGAACTCTCTCTCGTTGAGCAAATCAACGGCAGATGGGAGAAGCCATTGACAGATATTTTGGAATGTCGTACAGGCTTACGAAGTTTGGAACAGGCAGTTGCCGAAGGCTACGCAATGGATTCGGTGCTTGAAGACTTAGACAAATCATTGCTCTCTAATAGAGAACTTGATGAGCTAGGCTTGCTCGACGACGACGACAATGACGACGAGGAGTAACACGTATGATTTATTGTAAGGTTAAACCAGAGTTCGACCAGAAAAGAATAAAGGACGACCGCTTTCTTATAAGGAATGAACTGTTTACTAAAAGAGAAGCAGAAAGACTCTCCATTCCTGAGAAAGTGTACGACGTTGTAAGTATTCCGAAGAGCAAAATTTACTGGTGCTTTGGTGCTAGATTTGAGTATTTAATTAAGTAACTCTTGAAGAGGGGAGCAATAGTCCCCCTCTTTGAGTGGTTGCTTGAGCAACTACAAACTATATACACATAGGCTACTAAGGAGATTGATATGGCTTATAGAATAAGCAATGGATTCGTTGATGTTACAGAAGACGACTATGAGAATGGGTGTTCTTTTGATATTTCTACACAGGAGTTTCCTAAAGAACTCTACCGAAAGACCTTTGAAACAAAGGCAGAACTCAAGACTCTTATAGCTGAGGGGTTCTGTATTGATGAGGACGAGGTAGAAATAACTGCCTACCCTGATGGAACAGACATACAGTTTACAGTATGTACTATGGTAGATGAAGCCTGCACACAGCCAAGCGACATTCAACTAGAGCAGTGGAAGCGCGGAGAGATAAAGCTCTACTGTATGGACATCTACTTTAATGTAGAAAAAGTAGAAGCACTAACTGCGAAAGACCTCAAGCAGTTATTGTAGAGAGAATATAAGTAGCCTAGTATATCTAGGCTACTAAGGAGATTGATATGAAAGCGTACAAGCTAGTAAGACTTGGTAAGGATGGCAAGTGCTATCCTTTATTCATCAATAAGCATCAGGCTTTTGAGTTTGGAAAAGAGATGATAGCTGGCTGCTATCCTACTAAGGGCTTTGCTGTAAGGGAAGGCTTCCACTGCTGCTTCAAGCCGATTGCCCCTCACTTGAAGGAGCAGCTGGCAAGCGGTCAGCAGAGAGTTTGGATTGAGTTGGAGGTCGAGGACTTCACAACTTATGACCGCCCAGAAAGTCAAGGTGGAGAGTGGATATTGGCTAAGAAGATTACGCCGATAAGAATTATTGACAAGCAGGAGGTTCTGTAATGAATCTGAGCGACGTGGTTGTAGAGATTAAGTGGACAGTGGAAGATGTCTGCGATGCTTTCTTTAGAAAGTATGGTAGGCTTCCTACTGTAGGACAGTTGAAAGACTGTGTTGAGAATGTAAGGTCTTCCGCACTGGAAGATGTAAGTATCGAGAATGGCTGGAAGGTAATTGAGGAGGAACTGTAGTATGAATATCGCACAGAGATTGAAGATGGTTTGGAACATCTCAGGAAAGAACTTTCTTGAGAGCAATGGTGTTGACTGCAGTGCTTGGACAACAAAGTACAGAGCAGTAACTTATGGCTGGGAATTCAGAGTGCTTGATGATAAAGGCGATGAGTTTGTTAGTTTGTACTTTGTATCTAAACCCTACTACTGTGAGATTACCTACAAGGATAACCTCATCGCAATGGGGCTTGCAGATATTTTGAAGAGAGCATAGGAGGTATAGCTATGTTGTTACGTAAGGAAGAAACCAGAGCTGTGTATCTGGTTCAGAGAAAGGTGATGCCATATTGCTATAGGCTTTATTTGGAGTTCAAGAAGCGGAACGAGAATGGAAAGTACGAGTTTTCATACTCAACGAGCTTAAAAAATGACATCTGCTACATAACAGTAGAAGAAGCTCGTGAAGCTGTAAAGGTCTTAGGTAATGTGTATGTCAAGAAGTTGTCTTGGGAAACAATCAAAGAGCCTAGAGCTAGGTCTTTGATATTTTTCTTGACAGAACTTGCAAAATAAAACAGAACAACAGAGCTAGTAATATCTAGCTCTGTTGTTAAGGAGATTGATATGGTTTATCTTCTAAATCATAAACAACAGAAACAGCTGGAGATTATTATGAAGGCTTCAGCTCAGGTGGCAGCAGTTATGCCAAAAGGCAATGAACGAGATGCAGTACTCAGAGCAACGTATCGCAACAGTTACTTGCCGCTTATGAAGGCAAGCAAGAAATGTGGTCGTGAGTGGTATACAAAAATCAATAACGTCCTTCGTTTCTACAGCAAGTCTAAGGAAGAGCAAAGTGCTTATCCAGTTGTACTGTATGACAGCAGAGATATGGCTATGTTCTGCACAGCTGACTGTATTCGTTTCACTTGTCCTGCCCCGACGTGTGAACGGTTCTGGTATGACATCGAGAGGAAGGTTGTAACTTATGATTACAATGCAACTGAGAAGAGTGTTAGCCGAAACGCAAAGCTGCTGATGGAAATAGTAGGTAAGCTCGGTACGAACGAGAGCTATACTAGCTTGAATCCATACACGACGTATAATATTCTGGAAGGAGAATACAACGTCATCTATGAAATACAACCTGAGATAGCTTTTGTATATTTAGCAGAGTTACCACGAGGATATTCTAACAAGTACGTTTGGGGCTATCGACAATAGTTCTATAAGCATAGGAGGTTACTATGATTGAGTTTTCTAAAAGCGGAAGAAAGTTGAACGCTACTCCAGCTCCTGCAAAGAAAGAACCATCGTATACAAAGAAAGAACTCAGAGTATACGACAACCTTGTTGTTGCAGTTGCAGTTGCAGTGATACAGCAATGGTCTTATGATGGCAAGCCACAGGAAGACTTACCTATGATAAAGATATGGGAGGGTATCTTGAAAGAAGGATTAACACACGGTTCTGGTTCTATCACTTGGGGGTATCGATGAACAAAAGGCAAAGTGTTGGCGGGCTTATGTCAAAAGGTGATATGATGAGAGCAGTTGCAGATGCTATCACTCACCTTGAGAAAGCATACACAAGCACCGCCTTTTACAAGGATGTTGATGGAAGAGATTTGTGTAAACGAACAGCACAAAACAAACGCAGTATATATAAGAACAAATTATGTATAGCGTATCTCTTAGATGAATTGATAAAAGCTGTGCCTGATACTTATGCAATAAGCAATGAGAATTGTCAGCTAGGCTTTGACAGATTGACGGAGGTTTAAGAATGAACTTTGGAACGTTTATTATCATCGGTTGTATCTTATGGGTAATCGTTGTAATGATAGTTATAATGGGGGATTGAT